TCACAATTCAACGTAGCCATTACCTCTATCATCAAGGTATTTATCTGTCATTCTCATAGATTTGTGGCCAAGTATTTTCTTTGCAAACTCAGCACTTTTTTCTTCTTCATATAATCTTGCAGATAAACTTCTAATTTCATGAAATGTTGGTTTATTTTCTATATGTTTAGGTAACGCTTCGATAAATTTACCTCTTAATGTTTTTGCGGTGGTGTTGCCACAGATTTTATCTGAGCTCCTATTCATGAGATTTAAAACATCTTTAATAGAATAACCAATAGACTCAAGTCTTAATGAGAGAGGTATTGCTACTTTAGAGCCTGTTTTTAATTGGGTGACATACAGCCTATCATTTTTTATATCATCCCACTTCATGTTGATAACATCGCTAATGCGTTGAGCTGTAAGTATCGCCAATAGGAACATATACCTATATTTGTCATTTGTGTGCTCCAAGGCGTATTTAAACTCTTCTAGCGATAACCTTGAGCGCTGAACGCTTGTTTTTGGCGGCTTTGTCACGGAAACGGGATTTTCCTTTATCACACCATCCGCAATGGCTTCATTAAAAGCATCTAGCATAGTGGACCTTAGTAATTTTGCCATTGCCTTTTTAGGGTACTCTGAAATAAATGTGGCTACATCTCTTGGTGTTACATTCTCAATTGGACAGTCATTAAAGTGTAATTTGATTAACTTTATTCTTGATTCGTAATCGTAGAGCGTCTTCTCTTTTAACCCCCGGCTGTTTACCTTCCCCCTATAAGTATCAAGCCACTCATGCAATGTTACACAGTGAACATTATTAATTCTGTCAACTAATGGCTCTTTAGGTTTATAAATAGCTAAATTGGCTTGTATGGCTTCGGTTATTGCCAATGATTTGTTTGAGCCAACAGAAAATTCCTTTTTAGTTCTTACATCCCTGTAATAGTAAATCCCTTTACGCAAATACAAGTTAGGCGGTAAACCCTTGTTCTTTGCACTTCTGCTTCTGCCCATTAATTTTCTCCATTAAATATTGCGGTTCCCTTACCATTTTGTCATTTGTTAGAATTGTCCACGGCTCTAACTCATATTCTCTACCAACCTTTTCTGGAGCAGGGTATAACCTACCTTCCTTTATATAGCGAGATAATTGCCGTTGACTTCTAGGGTTAGCGAAATATTTATTATTCCATTCTGATAATGTAATTCGTTTCATTGATTATTCTCCGTATCCTTCATCATTAAAAAAACTTCCATAGCGCCACGGTATGGGTTTTTATTTACTGACATGAAGTCATAATCAAGGCAGTCAGTTGTCCATTTATTAGAATGGTACATTGGTGATAACCCTATTTTATTTTCAATAATAATCGGCATTGCGTCTGATGGGTTATTGCATGGGTCGAAAGGCGTTGCATCCATATCATCAAACAAAACTATTTCAGTGTGTTCGTATGCAATTGTGTTTAATTTAAGACTCTCAGCAACCTTTTTATTAACCTCGAAGTCAGAGAGTTCGGTGTATTTATTCATTATCATCTCCTAGTATTTCATTAATAGTATTTCTGATGTCAATTAAGTCTTGTTTTGTCACATCTATATTCCAAGATGGAGTATGTAAAACAAAGCAATCTTTTGTTGTAGGTTCAATCTCAATACAATCTTTGTAATTTTCTAAGCCAGCATAATATTTATCTTTCATTCCATACCTCTCCACAAACAACTTTAACATTCCTCACTGACATTAAATATTCAGCACGTTTATTGCATTCCGATTGCGTGTATATATCTTCCGTTACAGGTACAGTAGAACCCTGTATTAGCATGAGTAATACATATCCAATTATTTGCATGGTTGTTTAATCTAAAATAAATAGAGGGTAAATATCGTCTTTTATTTCTGGGTTTTTATTATTAAATTCTACCCATTCATTTAATACTGTCTGAGATACGGTTAAATCCAGATGCCTTTGCATTCCTGTGTGTCTGGCAAATGCTACTGGCTCTAAATCATTAATTCGTTCTATTTCATTACAAACGTCAATTATTTCTTGCCAATTGTGTTCATCAATACCTTTGCCTGAGTTTATTTTATTTTTTAAATGTTTTGCTATTTCTAATATATTCTTATTCATTTTTTATTTTCACTCCGTTATCTAATAATGAAATTTCACATGCTGATATTCCACTATTATATCCATCAGTGAAAAAATCATAATTTCCTTTATTCTTTTCTCTTTCTGGTAGGTCTAATACGAGTGAGTCGCGTGATGCTTGCCATACATCGAATAGATTTATCGTTGATGATTTATTCTTACTGCGCCACTCTTCAAACTGCTGTCTTGATTTATCCATGCCTGCTCCTGAATTTTAGGTATAAAAAACCCTGCTAGTGCAGGGCCATATGCTATAATGAGTCAATTTCTATCTCTAGTCTTTCTAAACTTTGAGTAAATTGATTACAACTACTTATAACTGATTCTAGAGTATCATTCAGTGATTCAATTGGTTTTTTATCTATTAATCTATGACCAAGCAATATTGAGTCAAATAGCGTATTATAAGAACATATAATATGTTTTTGAAAAATCTCTATAACATCAGATGGTAGGTGCTCGCTACATAATATTAATGACTCCTCTAATTTTTCTGTGTTTATTTTATATATTCCATATGTTTTTGGATTTACTCCTTTTATGTGTTTTATTGATTGGTTGTTTAAATCTACTAATATGAAATCCACAAAATTAGTGGCTGTAACATTTACTTCATCCTTCCTTCTTTTTATTTCTTTTGATAATTCAAGCAAATCAGATATTATATTCAAGTTAACATCAGAATGATGCTTTAGCCTTATCTTTAAGTTTTTTATTTTCTCTTTTTTATTATTGTTCTTTTGCCAGATATAAACGAAGATAGTTGCTAAAATACTAAATGAAGATAAAACGCTAGCCCCAATAACAACCCAATCAACCAAATCTCTGCTATTCATACCACCTCCTTATTTAAAGCAGAAATCATACTCACATCCATGTGACTAATCCACTGTCAAAATATATTATTTTAGTCCAATTCGATTGGCGAAATATTACAACGTTCAATAAGCCCACTTAAATCTTGCAGTTCCTTTGTTGTCATCATCCTCAAGCTGTTATGGCTATATGCAATAACGTAATTATTATCTTTAATGTTGAACTTGTTTGCAGTATATCTTATTGGCTTTGTATTTATTGACTGAGCGCTATGCTCTGATGTGGCGCAGTTTCTTCCATGTATAATTATTTCTGTTCCATTGAATAATCCATAACCTCCATTTTTCACACCATCATCGGTTACTAGTAAAAAATTTACTTTCATCATTATTTCTCACTCCTTTTAATTGTGAGCTAACCATATCAACTAAATTTTAATTAAGCTGTGTTGTTCATTCAATTTTACGAAACTCAATAACCCATACCCACGGATTGTCTTCATATTTAAAGTTAGTAGGTGACAAAGAATCCCAAAGATTACGAAACCAACAAAACGGGTCCATACTACCGCCAGTTAATTCACGCTCTAAAGGGTAGCCTTCAGATTTAAACTCAGTATCGCCAGCATCCTTTAAACGCTCTACACGAACATCGGTGATCTCTAACGTGATGCGTGAAGCCCAGCGAGGCATGTGTATAGATGGTTTCCAGCAAGAACGACCATCAATACAACCATCATCGTCACCCCATGTGAAATCACCATCAGCAGAGTAAATGACATGTCCAGTGAAATAACCATGACCATACGGCATTTCATGCACAGCTTTAGTTGGTCTATCAGGAACATAATCAATCATCAAACCATCATCATCAAATTCATGACTGACTACACTCCATGTTTCACGAACCCAAAGGCGATCGCCAACCTTGCCAAGAGGGCAGGTAAACCAACCGCTAGTATCGTTATGTAAATCGCCAGCCCATCTGAAATTAAAATCATCCTGTTGTACGAAAATAGTTTCTTCTGGTAGTGTGCAAGGCTGGTTGTTCATTACTCTACGAGTTTGTTTTTTACGCCCATCTAAAATGGCGCGCACCATTTCAGAATTAAAAATAATTCCACGCTCTTTCATATTCATTCCTCTGGTTGCACCCACCAATCACAAACATCACTCATGAACTCGCCGATAAGTTGATCTTGCTCTTTCTCCGTAAGTTTGTTCCATTCGTTTTCTGTGATATCGAGTTCAGTTTTGCATTCAGACCCGATATTGTTAGTTGATGCGTGTAAATACATTTGCTTGCTCATATCTATCTCCTGTTTGCATCCTTGCAAATATATCCTTTGGTTATTATTCGATTGGCTTTTCCCATTCGATGTAAGCACAATCTTCAGCCTCAACTACAACATGACCTGTGTTATCACACCCGCAGCATTCAACCTTATCGCAATTAAACACCTTCTCATGACTTCCTTCTGTGTGAATAATTAATTTATTGGAATGGCAAATTTCGCATAGATTAAATGCGTCAATCTCAATTGGCTTTTTCATGGTTATATCCTTTGGTTAAATCACATAAATAGCGTGGCGTGGGTAGGGGAGTCCGATAGGGGCGAAGGGAATATCATCCTCAAAATCCATCGGAGGTTCACTTTGTGGGGCTTGATTACTCGACGCTTGTTTTTGTGCTTGCGGTTGCTGAGGTTGACCCCATCCTTGAGACTGAGACTGAGACTGAGACTGAGACTGAGACTGAGACTGAGACTGAGGCTTCTGGCTTCCTGCCTGATTACCACCGTTACCGCCAAAATCTAATTGATCAACGATAATTACTGGCGCTGATTTTTTCTCACCGTTCTGGCTTGTCCATTCTTCCATGACGAACTCGCCAGTAACTGTAACTTTCTTTCCTTTAGTTAAATGCTCAGGTAGCTTTTCAGCTTTAGGGCCAAACATCTTACAGATAACCCAAGATACTTTTTCGTGCTCTCCGTAACCTTGTTTCACTAGTAAACTAAAAGATGCAACCGCCTTACCATTTGGCGTCCATCGCTGTTCGCAATCTTTACCTAGGTTTCCACTTACCGTTATTGTGTTAATTGCCATATACACTCCATTGATTGCCAAATTGAATGCCTAACTTGTTTAATCCTTCATCCATTTTTTCTATGAATTCAGGTATTAACTCATCAAACTTTTCCATCATTTTTTCATCTCTTTCCACTGGGATGTGGACGATTTCCTTTCCTCCCGGCATCCTCGGATCGTAGTTAGAGAAGTGCCAAACATCCTTGTTAGTAACCCACATTGAATATTGAACTTGTGCGGTATATTCCTTTTTCATTGCTTTAATTCCATTTAAAGCCAAGTCAATAAACACTTCCGTTGTATTTGGGCACTTTAATTCAAGACCTGCGCCATCACTGCATAATCCATCTGGTGAGCAAGCCATTCTTAAGCTTTCATCCTTGAAAATTATTGGCACTTCTTTAACTGCAAGTCCTGAATAGAACTCAAAAGACATCCTTGCCTCGATTTCATATTCCTTTCCCCACTCAAGCGTCCTTGCCTTAACTTCCTTTGTTACACCAGTGCAAACCTCACCAATTAGCGTATTTAAATAGGTATTTTTAGTATCTGACCAAGTCTTTCCTGGCTTTGGTTTTGATAGCACCTTCCACACTTCTGATGCTGTAATTACACCCAACCGCAGTGACATCCATTCTTCGCTTCCTTGCTCTACTTTGGTTAAATCGATGCCTGTTTTGCTTAGAATGATGTCATTACTAATCATTTTCCTTCTGCCTTTTTCCTTAGCATGTCGATAATGGTATTGGCTTCAAATGCGGTTAATTGCTCTGGACTGGATATCTGATGGTTGAATTTTTTACTAATGAATGTGAAAAAAGCATCACTCCATTCGCCATTAACTTTAAGCATCAAGTCCGTGATAGCCTTTAATTGATCATCACTTGCTGGCGTTATGTACTTGGCTTTATTTGCTGGCACATCAAAATTATTGCCTTCACCTGCCTCGGTGTTCACATAATCAATGGCTTGATCTAACCTTTCACGACGAGGCCAGTATTTACTTGCTCTTTTCACGATTGTTTTACGAGCCATCTCATCCCACCATGTTTTCCATGGACCATTTCTTGATTTACTTGTAGCTTCAACAGCTTTTATCTCATCCAGCCTCATCTCTTCCGTGAGATAGTCACCACTTGCTGTTTTCACTGTGCAATAACCACCAATAACACTACCTCTGTCACTAAATGCGTTATATTTGTGGGTTGGCGGGGTGTCTAGGCCATTGGATTCATAAACATCATTTTCATGGACTAACTTGCATTGACCCCATTCGATAGCTTGAGTCACTTGAGCTAGGTGCATGAGGCCCATATAGCTGATATCAAGGCAAACAAAACCCTTTCTTGGTACTAAATACGCCAGCTTACTTGCTGGATTTAATGTAATCCCAATAGCCGCCACGTTAATAATGGCATTCTGAGCACTAGCGGGGTTTTCCATAGCCACTCTTGCTAGCTCGTCATTTCGTTGGAATGCCTGAATTGCAAACTGGCTTTCCTTAGCCCATGTGATCGTTTGATCGGTTAGTGCGTTACAAAACAATGACTCTTGTTGTTGCACAAACTCAATAATTGACGTGCTCACAATATCTCCTTATCTATCCCGATCTGAATAGCTGTTCTAATTCCATCTAAAACCGCATCCAGTGCTTGGGGACTAATTTCAAATACAGGATTTAACTTCCTTGCTAAATCCATACATAACAGTTCTTCGGGTAGGCTATCCATAACCTCATCAACTGATATTTTCTCTTCCTGAGAATTAACAAACGCTTCTCGTTCCATTTGGCGTTCGTACCAGTCGTTTCTGAGTCCGTAGGTGTTGGTAATCACGCAACCCTCCTTAGCTTAGAAACTCGCAATATCCTGTTAATAAAGGCTTCCTTGCCTATCGCATTGATAATCCTTTCAAGCGATTCATCGTCACAATCGAGTACATATTCCATTGCCTCAATTGAGTCTATTTCCGTTAATTTAGCCAACTCACTGAAACTTCCTGTCTCAATACTAAGCTTGCTACTTTCGTCAAATTCCATGACTGTTTTATCGTGAATTACCCGAGTTCCGTTCGAGTAGCTGTATGAAATTTTCATAGCTACCTCAACTTACAAATGTCGGTATTACGCCAACGGTTGTCACAATGACCACAGCTAAACTGAATAACCATGGGTTTGTACGCTTATTTTTACGTGCTTGAGGCGTAGTGATACGCACCGCCATGCAATCACGCATAGCGCTGTAATAGTTAGTTTTCATGGTGACCCCGTTAGATGAGAGATAAGGCGGTTATCTGGTGTTGGCGAAGTGAAGGTGTATTAATTTATTTTTAATGATTTGAATTTTATTAGTGTGTTTTTTTATTGAGTAATGTATTTATAATCGCTTTTTCAAATGATGATTTAATTGAATTTTCTCCAACTAAATTATCTGAGAAGTTATTTAGTAATAATTCTAATTCTGGAGTTTCTTCATGAACGTATATTTTTGTTTTTACTTTAACATGTGGTGATTTAATTCCATGTTCTAAAGTTAATTTTACGTTAATAACGACACTGGTTTTTTGTTTCATCATTTTTATTTCCTTTTAATGAATATAATTAATTACGAAATGTCTTGTTTATATATCTAAATATAGGGTGGGTTACTGCTGAACGAGGGATGTCATACTCCCTCCGTTATTAACTAAACACGATGCTAATCATCAAGTTTGAGTTTTTGAATTAAGTTACTCACCGCGGTATCTACTGCTTCCTGATCGATGGTGTCGAATAGCTTGTTGCGTGCTTCTTCCGCTTTATCAAAGCTTTCCTCGTCATCGTCGTCGTAATCTATCCATAATCCAAAGTCGACATCGAAAATCTTCTCAGGCCAGCAATACTGCACTCCGACTTTTTGCTTATCGGCGTCATGAGCTTTCTTGATTAGAATCTGACGTCCATGTGACTCAAATTCCTTAAACCATATTTCCATCTCTATTTCCTATCTATTAATCAACTCGCCACAGCCCACCTTGATGGACTGTAATTAGTTAACTGTGCCTGCTTTTAACCACGTCAGGCGAGGTGGTTCCTTACTTTCCACAGTCAAGGAAAATTGATATATTGGTTATTCCACAGTCAATATAGGAATGTTTTATGTCAGATGTAGTAATTGATCCAAAAGAAAACCCTGAATTAGCGGCTCAGCAATTAGTTATAGAATTGATTAAGGCTGAAAAAACAGCCATGATTAATGGAGCGGCGTCAAGATCAACAGTTGAGTCGATCATATTTGCTCACCAAAGTTTTACTAATTACTTTAAAAAACTTAAAGATAATTAATTGTCTTGATATAGCTTTATAAAAGCCACTGCCACAGAGCGAGCAAGTTCTTCTGCTTGCTCTTTATCTGGATTGTTATTGGTTATTAAACATGCCAATGTTTGGCTTGCAATCTCTTGAATTTTTACTGGTAAATCTTCAAATTTCATCTTACTTCTCCTATTTATCTCGACATAATATGTCACCTTAAATCTTATTGTTGTTTAGATGACATACTTCCATTCGTAATGGTTGCCTGAACTGTCTTAACCTCCTCAGACGGCAGAGGTCTATTACTCCCCAGTAATAAATCAGATATAATTAAGTTTCCCCAGTGATAGAAAGGATTAAATCAATGTCTAAAAAGGTTATTACCGAACACAACCCAGTAGAAAGAGTTGCTTTCGATATGGCGCTGGCTTTAGCAGCTAAACAGGATTCAATTAAAACACCTGAGCAATTAATGGCTGAAATTGAAGCGCTTTATCCTGAGTGTTTAGAAGTTGCTAAAAAGCAGTACGAAAAAGAAACTCCGCCTCCGGTTAGTTTTTTTACAAAAAAACGTTAAGTATCTAATGCTGCGAGAGTTGTATTTAGTATGGCTCTTGCTACTGTATTTGAGTCGAAGTTATCATTATTGGAGTAGGGTTCAATTTCTTTTTCGTTATTTTCCCCTATCTAGCCGTAACACCGAACTCACTGCTCGGTTGTTTTGTTTTAACTCCTGAAAATATTAATACGTCTGGTAAACAACAGTTATCAGGTGATGATTGATACTTAGGTTCAATACTTCTAGTCACAGGAATGTGGCTTAGCGATAGTGTCTTTTCAACTCGGTTTAATTTTTTAGTTTCTAGTTGAAATATTGAGTTTAGTTGCATCTCAATATCTTTAATTGCAATGGCTTCGACTTTCCGTCTGGCATGACGCCTATTTGCAGAGTTACCACGTAAAAAGTCTGGTTTGCGTGATTTCTTCACTTTTATAGTTGCCATATATCCTCCAAACAGTTGGCTTTAGTGATTGGTGATAAAATAATGAAACACCAATCCGAAAACCTTCTGAGAAGGTTGACGCTTTATCAGCGTCGCCGTTCTGATAGCTAATACACAGCTTGCTACCATCGTTGTTAAAGAACATCAACGTGCTGTGTTCCGTTGATGGATAGTATATTCACAAATTGTGATTTTAATGTCAACCACAAAATGTGTTTATTTATTTATTTTTAAATTAAGTCGATGATTTGAAATATAAAATAAATGGTAAATAAACACGGAATGTGTTGTTTGTCACATAAGATTGGAATGGAGATCACTTCTTTGGAGGGGAGAGGGTACAAAAAAGCCCTCGCGGAGAGGGCTTGATGAAGGTTATGCTGCTAGCTTAGATATCCACTTATCTCTTTTTGCGAAAGGTAAAACATGGCTTATTTCATTAAACAAAAGAGATAGCTGTTGCATTTGGTCGCCGATTGATTCGCTATCAACAACAACATATCGATTATTTAATGTGGTATTTGCATTTTTTAGGTCAATTAGTTTACCAAGTAGAGAATATGCGCTATTCCAACTTCCACCTTGTTTTACGCTAGATGTAAAAAGATACTTTGGTTCTTCGGTATTAACTGTTACTGGAATGACTATGTTATGTCCGCTCATTCCTAATACATTAGACCTCAATGAAATCCTATCTTTTAAGCTGGAGTGATATAAATAATCTATAACTTCACTTTCAAATCTTTCAACTCTGACCGATTGATGCCAGTCAATAGATAAAGCGGAGGCTAATATTCCTGCCCTGATTACATTGGAGGTGGCTGATCCAATCGTATCTTCTGTTGCCCAGCTAATAATTTCACCTCTATCGTTAAGTTCTGCGCCTTGATAACTTATAAAACTGCGTATTTCATCAATTCTTTTTTTTGTAAGTGAAATACCCCTTGCTTCCATATTCATTAATGCATCGCATCTGTCACTTACAAGATATTTACCATTAATTTCTTTTACGAAAGCACCAACATGTTCCCCATCATCACAGAAAGTGAATGGGCTAATAATTCTTAGTAATTCAGCACCTATAGGGTGGCATTCAAAACCAAGATTAGATATGACTGTTGAGCACATCATAATGGCAATCCTATTTGTCCAGATATATCTTCTAAAGGTATAGGGAGTTCACCTGCACATTTTATATTTAAATGATTACAAAAAAACCGCCAAAACCCTCTAATATCATCTGATTTTATAGTTTCTTTAATTGGGAATCCTATTGGATTATAGCGTCCAGCCTCTTCATAATAAACATGGTAGTGGGCACCTACAATATAATTTACAAAGTCAGGATGATCTACTTTATATCTGTTTGTATGCGCATCAAATGGATAACTATCAACTGCAAATATCCTTTTTTTATTATAAAGCGCTACGATGTTTATCTTTGGGAACACCTCATCGCCATCTTGTTTTGGTTCATGATCAGGTTTCCATTGGATTAAAATAGTTAATCCTTGCACTGGTATTCCATCTTTGTCTAATGGCAAAATATTCATTTGAAGCCATAAAAGCGGTCTGTTTGGAGGCGGTTTTTCCGTCCAACTAACACCTGAGAAATCGATGTACTTTTCACAGTATAGAACATTGTCAACTTCTACTTGGCTAGGTTGATAATCAGTACACTTTGCCACTATTAGTCATCCGTTAATATTTAATTAGAACCACACCCTAAAACGTGTCGTCACCCAAAAAAGCAGCCTCGCACATCATCTTCAACGAGCCTAATGGCGTCAGAGAAACTACCTAGCATTATTTCATCGTAGTTGTGCCAGTTACTATTTTTATCCATCCAAAGCAGAGACCATGAATTCGAATATCTATTATGTGTGATTTTTGCTATAGGTTCTTCTACTCTGCCATCACTCCATATTAGTTGCCTAATTTCAAAGATAATTACTGAGTCGTCCTCGATGCGATACTGTAAATCTAATTCATCCCTTAGGTGTTCTGCTGGGCGACGCTTTTCCATGAAAAATTCCATACACCGTCTAATATTTGCTATCTCAATATTGCTAAACGCCATATTTCCTCCTAAAACGTGTCGTCAGGCCATTGTGATTTGATTACCTTACCTATGATTGTGCAATTCCCGTTAATAGGGATCAGATCGAAGCGAGGGTTTAATGGCTCTAGATACTCAATTCCACCATCTCTAATCAATCGTTTGAATGTGAATTCATCATTCAGTAAACGCGCGACGCAAAAATCTCCGAACTCAACTTCTTCCTCTGGATCAACCAAGATAAGCATTCCTTCTGGAAAGCTTGGCTTGCCTCCTGGTGGTGCTGTCATTGATTGACCTTCAACTTCTAACCAGAAAGAACGTTCACTAGCTTTCTTAGCTGTAGGTATCCACGACACAGCATCTTTCTGGGTGTATGAGTTAAATTCTGTTGAGAAAGCGCCGGCCTGTACCTTTGTGAATAGAGGATATTCATAATTTTTGATCACTTGCTCACTTTGACTGCCAAACATTAATTCGGCAGGTGATATACCAAGAGCTTCACTTATAACAATCGCATCATCAGCGCTAATCTTGCGCTCTCCAAGCTCATAGTTTCCTATTCTGGACGCAGCAGAGTAGCCGCACAATTTAGCTAATTGAGCTTGACTTAGCCCTCTTGATTCACGAATGGATTTTAACCTTTCGCCAATAACTTCATTTACTTTTTTCATGTATACCTTTTAACACAAACCGTGATAAATGTATTTAAACGTTTTGTGGTTGACAGTTAATCACATATTGTGTGTAATATTGGAATAAACAAGGAGGATACACACATGAACAATATCGCAGAACAGCGAAAAAAACTGGGAATTTCTCAAGCTGTTTTAGCTTCATCAATAGGATGGGGGCAGTCACGAATTGCTAACTATGAGTTAAACATTAGAACTCCTAGCTTAAATGACTGCCGAGCTATTGTTGAAGCATTACAAAAATTAGGGGCAAATTGTTCTTTAGACGACGTTTTCCCTCCAAAAGTAGCTTGATTTCACCACGTTCTTTAACAACCGCAGGGTTCTTGACTGCTACGGAGTCGCTGATAAAGCGACAACTCTTCCCCCAATATCAACTCATACGGAATGAGTTACGGATCATTATTGTCCCTTAGTTAACTCATAAGGACTTTAAACAATGGAATGCGCAAATACACGCAAACAATTCAATCAATTTATCTCTAACCACCTAATAGCTTCAGCATTACAAGCATTGAGAAATAAAACTCAGTCTGCCGTGGCTAGAACGTTAGGTGTTCATGATTCAACTATCCTACGTCGAACTGAAAAATATCCTGAAATATGCGAAACGCTTGTCGCATCGGGAATTATTGATTTTGTGATGGAAGGAGAACGAAAAATCTCAGAAGAAGAGTACCGATTTTTGTGGAAACAAATGGGTGAACTTTCTCAAATGAAAATAAAAGAAAACGCCTCGATTGCGGCAACAAACGAGGCGTGTTGTTCAATGGAATTCACCATTTAACGTACAAATACACTGTATCAATATCCAGTTTTTATCACAAGGGGAAACTTCGGTTTCCCTTTTTTGATACAGCTTTGGAATGGAGAAATTATACCATGAGACAAAGAATAAATCATGAATTTAATGGCTGTGATGAGCATAAAAATATCATGGAAAATAGGTTGTTACAAGAAATAACCCCACTGGGTTGTCAGCGTTTAAAGGAAGCATTGAAAGACGCAAAATTAAGGAAAGCACATCGGGATAAGTTATTAGGAGAGCGAAAATGAGTATGCTTCTAATGGCAAAAGCCATGCAATTACAGGTGGGGAGTACAGCACAAAAAATGGTGCTACTGAAACTTGCCGATAATGCCAATGATAAAGGCGAGTGCTTTCCTTCTTATGAAACTATTGCACGTCATTGCGAAATTAGCCGTCAAAGTGCGATAAACCACATTAAAAGTCTATGTAAAAAAGGGTTTGTTCGTAAAGTTACGCGAAAAACAGATAAGGGACATACTTCCAATTTATATATTCTGGATTTGGAGGCTAAATCTCTTGATGACGGTAGTCAAAATTCTGTACCAGAGGTAGTCAAAGAATTTGACCACGGTAGTCAAACGGTTGGACTAGGGGGTAGTCAAAAATTTTTACCCAGAACCAGTCAGTCTTTTAACCAGTCAATTAACCCTAAAAAATTATCGTCTGACGACTCGAAACCTGCAAAGCAGATTTCAATTAATCGGCAAGCTAACATTCCTTATCAGGAAATTATGCAAGCCTTCAACGAATCGGCAGGGGATAGATTACCCAATGCCGAATCACTGAATGACAAACGCAAACGAGCAATATCCAAATTCCTGAAAGAGCTCAAAGAACCCACAGTTGAATCAGCTAAAAATTATTTTGATTATTTTATGGAAACGGCGAGTGCTTGGTATTTCGGCGAAAATAATCGAGGTTGGCGAGCAAATTTTGATTATTTACTCAGACCTGAAACGGTACTCAAAACAAGGGAAGGAGCACTGTGATGAACCAAGTTCCGAATAATTTAATGGCGGAACAAAATGTGATTGGAGGACTCCTGCTTGACCCGCAAAGTGATAATGCGCAATCAATTTTTTCACTGCTAAAACCTGAAGATTTTTATACCCGACACCATCAAATTATCTATCTCACTCTGCGAGAAATGTATACCCAACGTATGCCAATAGACATCATGACGGTGACGGATTATCTGGAGTCAAAAGGGCGAATTAATCAATCAGGTGGTTTTGCCTATCTTGCTGAGATGGCAAGAGAAACACCGAGTATTGCTAACATTATGGCTTATGCGAAAAAAATCCGAGAGTGTTCCGCACAGCGTTTTGTTATCGAAAAGACGGTTGAAATTCAAAAACTCATGATGGTGCCAAGTGAGTTAAGTTTTACGGATAAAATTGAACAAGCACAACGCTTGCTTGATGAAGCCACTTCGTTTGGAAAAATGGGAAAAAAAACAGGGTTGCGCCGAATTGATGATGTGTTGGATGATGTTTTTACCGACATTTGTGACCGACAAGATAACCCAGAGAAACATCGAGGATTAAAAACGGGATTTAAAGATTTTGACCGCCTATTAAGCCCGAAACAGATTGTTATCGGTTCACTGTTCGTGATTGGTGCTCGCCCTAAGATGGGGAAAACAACCGTTCTCACTGAAATGGCGAAAAATGTCTCACAACAAGGTAAGCCTGTATTGCTGTTCAGCATGGAAATGACGGATAAACAGCTTGTTGAACGGACACTAGCCCAACAAACCCAGATTAATTCAGATAAATTTTACCAAAAGTTAGAGGAGCATGAATGGGATAGGCTTTGCAGTGCCATCGGTCGCCTTAAAGATGAGCCCAATATTTGGGTGGATGATACACCTGGCATGTCCTTACAACACATTCGTTCTGAAAGTCGGAAAATCAAACGCAAAGTCGGTGATATTGGGTTTATTGGTGTCGATTACCTCACTCTGATGCAAGCGGGAAAAGCTGACCGTAATGATATTGCCTATGGTGAAATCACTAAGGGGCTAAAAATATTGGCAAAAGAGCTCAATACGGTGGTTGTGTTGCTTGTACAACTGAATCGGGGATTAGAAAACAGGGCTGACAAACGTCCCGTACCAAGTGATTCAAGAGACACAGGACAAATCGAGCAAGATTGTGATTATTGGTTAGGCATTTATCGTGATGCGGTGTACCACGATAATGCGGATGAAACGCTGACCGAGATGATTTTAAGGCTCAATCGACACGGTAAAACAGGCACGGTGTATGTTGATCAACAAGGATTGAGTATTACACCGGTTGATCAATATATGGCTGCTTATCGCGCTCAACCGAAACGAGAGCCTAAAAGGTATTGTGAAAAATCGTTTTAACTCATGAAAGTAAAAAGGAGACCTCGTGACAGATGATATTTGTCTCCATAAATCCAATCTCAATAGTATTTTCAAAGTGCTCTCCGAAATCGTGACAACAGGTAAACGCTATCGCATCAAAATCACCGAGTGGCGTGATTTAAGAACCATACCAATGAATAAAACATGGCGTATGTGGATGGAAACCACAGGCGAGTGGTTACGTGCACGTGGCGTTGTTATCGATATTAAAAATGGCTTCGGTGAAATCGTTTTATCAAAGCCCATTACTAATGAAGAAACGCATGAATATTTCGTTGGACATTGGTTAGGGCGCAATGAAAACGGTGAGCGTGAAAAAACCAGCAAGATGGATAAAGCAAGGATGCTTTACATGATGGAGAAACATGAACAATGGTGCATTGAGAAGGGAATTCCGATCATCATTCCTCGTAATTCTGAATATATGAGTTTGAAAAGAAAGCAAGAAGAATAGGAAATAGTGATGATTATTTCAGTTAATAACATGATCGTTTTTATTTTAAAGTGATAAAAAATAGTAATCAGGAGGCTCATGATGAATTTACGCAATGAGGCAAAAGGGCGTGAATGTCAGATTAGAATACCTTCAGTTTGTAATGGTAACTCTGAAACGGTTGTTTTAGCCCATTACAGAATGTCAGGTCTTTGTGGCGTCGGAATAAAATCGCATGACTTATTTGGCGCTTGGGCTTGTAGTGCATGTCACGATGAAGTTGATAGACGAACACGATTTACGGATATGGAGTATGCAAAACAATGTCATCTAGAAGGTGTTTTGAGAACGCAAGCCATATTGATCCAAGAAGGGAAGTTGAACGTGTGAAGGTCTTTAATATCGAACCAGTACCTAAACCAAGGATGACTCAGGCTGATAAATGGAAAAAACGTCCCCCAGTTTTAAAGTATTTTGCGTTTAAGGACGAAGTAAAGTTAAACAAAATCACCCTACCTGAATCACATTACCACATTACATTCATTCTACCCATGCCGAAGAGTTGGAGTAAAACTAAACGCTCCGAAATGAACGGTAAACCCCATCAACAAAAACCGGATAAAGATAATCTCGAAAAAGCATTACTTGATGCTATTTTTGACGATGATTCACGTGTATGGGATGGGCGGGTAACAAAAGTGTGGGGAAAAAGGGGGCAGATAATTATCCAAGAGGTGCGATAGTGAATATTGAGTGGATACGCGAGCGAGTAAGTACAGCGTTGATGAATGTTTGTATTATAGAAAATGGGCCGTTAAGTGCCATGGAGGAACAAGCAATACTTGTAACCGATAGGTTTAAAAGAAACCCAATACGCTATGCGGGTGAAAGAAAGTCTCGATACAGACTCCCCTCACATCCACTCAAAATTAAGCAAAAACATGCCAAAGGAAAATCAAAACCATTAATTAATGAAGTTACTTATCGCACTTCATCATGGCGCAGAGGTATTCATCAATTGCCTAACGAAATGCGCTTATGGTTACTCTATTGCTATGGTGATTATCAATATTATCGTGAGCAAATACTCATTGTTCCCTATATTTGGCATGAGTTTCAGCGATTAAATAGTAAAAAAAGGATAACGAAAAAAGTTAAGCAACGACTTCAATCTCTTACCTTACTAGCCATTCAGGCGGTAAAAGCAGAAATTAATCAAACAGCAAAAAAATATACGGATGTTAAGCTCGCTGAATTGTTGGGCGTCAGTGCTGATGCTTGGCGAAAGAGCTATAAACTGTATTGGATTTGTTTATTAGATTGTTGCTATCAATTAGATAGAGATTCGCTATTCAAAATTAGCGCTTTAAGCTGATTAAAAAAGTTGCAAAACTCCGTTTTTTTCTATAAATTAAATGCAATATTTATATAATATTATAAATGTAAGTATTTCAAACCTCGCTTCGGCGGGGTTTTGTTTTTTTAAAATATATTTATAATTATTAATTAAAAAATTTGTTGGAAGTTTTTCGTTTTCATTGATTGTTTGTTTATATTTAAGATGAAATTTATTGTTATCCTATGAGAATAAACCTGCAGTGTTTAACTAATAATTAAAATAATAAACAGGTATTCTTATCTCTACTATACTCATAATATTCAATTTATAGAGCGAGTATATATAATGATTGATTTGTTTAAGTTAACGAAAAAAAGTTCTAGGCATATTGGTATAGCAATATATGTTGGTATTATAGCGGGTATCTTTTCAGCTTTAGTTAAATCTGGTTTTGAAGACCTAATTCCCCCGAGAACACTTGAAACGACACCCCCGCCAGTCGTCTTACTCGAAAAGCTTGGATTAAATATAGATACTATGACTTATCATTGGATGGGATATAGTATTAATTGGGGCGGTAATGGTGTTCATATATTATTCTCAATAGTTATCGCTGTGACATATTGTGTTATTGCTGAATTCTTGCCAAAGGTTAAATTATTACACGGTATTTGTTTTGGTATTGGCGTTTCTGTTTTTGCTCATGGTTTAGTCGTACCTCTACTAGGATTGTCTGGCTGGCTTTGGACAGCAGGTTATCAAGCATTAATTTCTGAGTTTGTTGGAACCGCTTTTTGGATCTGGTCAATTGAAGCGATTAGACAAAATTTGCGTTATTGTTTAACTAAAGAAAATGATGCTGAGTAGATAAGGAAGTTCAACCTTAATCTGTTATAAATTTCTTAAAGATCGCTTAGGCGGTCTTTTTTCGTATATGCCGACCACAGAATCAATCACCCTCGTTATCACGTTCACACAAGAGCTGTGAGTCGGCACCTTATTAACTAAATAAATTGGTAAATGTTATGTCAAAAGAGATAAGCGAATTACAGTTTAGTCTTCACTATGCCTCAGAAACAGACAGTGAAAAGAATACCTCCATCATTTTAACGGCGAATATCCATACGGCTGATGGTGAAACTCAACAACTGACACAATTAATTTGCACGACATCTTCCGCAGGTAAAAAGCAATATCGAATCGGCTTGCAAAAAATTAGTGATGCTGGTGCTCCATTGCTGGTGGCGATTGAATCCTATTGGCGCAAAAACACACAAGAGAGTTGTGTTTATTTGTTAGAGAAAGCGAAGCAATTTATTCAAGGACACTTACAACAAACGAATACATGGATATCTATGTATGGTCTTGTGATTGTTTCTAATGCGTCACTGGAAGAACAGTTGCCTGAAGGTTTATTAAAGGCACTTAAAGTATCAATCCCCGCCTAATTTTTTTAACACTTTCACACTAATCATCAACGGACACTCCTCTGGGGGTGACTATGCGTATGGAAAAATTAACCAATGTAACTTATGGAACAGCAGGCCTAACGGCCTTTTTTGCCAGTCTTTCGTTATATGAATGGGGATTTGTTATCGGGATGGCGTTCAGCATGGTTCTCGGTTTAGCCACTTACTTTATGACTCGTCGAGAACAACGAAAACGCACTCAATTATTTGAAAAGCTTGTTCGTCATGTTGACCCACAAAACCCGACCGAAACCTTAAAAAAGCTTGCTGAATTAATGGTGAAAGCGCCAAAGGATATTTAATGTCTCTCAAACAGAAAATAGCGGTGATAACAACAGCAGGAGCAACAGCCATCGCGTTAGTAGTAATAGCCCATTTTGAAGGTGTACGTTATGAGCCTTATCGTGATGTGGCGGGTGTTCTAACAGTTTGTTATGGCCACACTGGAAACGACATCATTCAAGGTAAGACATACACACAACAAGAATGTGATGCGTTATTACAAAACGATTTTATTAAGACACAACAGCAAGTCGATGCATTAATCAAAGTACCACTCGATGACTACACTAAAGCTGCTTTATATTCCTTTGCTTTTAATGTGGGTGCTACCGCATTTGCTCGCTCAACATTACTCAAGAAACTAAATGCAGGTGATAGAACGGGTGCCTGTGAAGAAATTAAACGTTGGGTATATGCGGGTGGAAAGGTTTGGCGAGGGCTTGTCAGTCGTCGAGAGGCGGAGTCAGCACTATGTCATGGAAACCTTTAATCGTCATTATCGGCTTTATCCTTGCATTATTCATTACAGTCGCTGGTGGCATTTATCTCTCGATTGATAACTCATGTACTAAAGATCACGTTAGTTTAGAAAAACGTTGTCAGATTGCACTCTCACATCATCGGTACTAATCATGAAATACGGGAAACTCTATGCCATCATCGCGATGGTAGGCATTATTGTGGGTAGCTATTGGATGATTAGCTGGCAAGCTAACAGGATTAATTTACTGATAGATACCAACAAAAAACTGACAGTGGCTCTCGAAGAACAGAAGTCTATTAATACTGATTACCAAGCACGCATAATGCGATTAAACCAACTGGATATTCAATATACGCAGGAGCTAGCGAATGCTAAGAATGAAATTAGTCACTTGCGTGATATTAGTGAGCGTCATCCAGAGCGGGTGTACATCAAAGCCGAGTGTCCCAAAGTCAAAACCACTCCCTCCACCAGCTTGGCTTATGCAACCACCGCCCGACCTACTGACACCGCTATCCGAAATTATTGGTTACTCAGAGAGCGAATTGCAGAGTCAGAACAGATGATTAAAGGGTTGCAGGATTATATCAAACAAGAATGCATGGAATAAAAAAAAGCCCAGCATGGGTGCATGGGCAAACTAACAGGATATTAATCAAAGTATAGTGATAATTACTTAGTATAGCTTAAGTAAATATATATATCAGCAATTAGATAAGTCGTTTATCCATTAAGGAGAGTGATCATATCTTGACTGCTAGGAACAGACTAGAAGTGGCTTGGCAGTGTATCGCTAAGCTGCGAACTCTACGCATTTCATTCTGTGCATTCACCGCGCAATTAAAAACACTCACAGAACCTTACAGAAAGTCGAACCTGAGAAAAACCGTTAATGGTGTTTTCTGTGGGGCGGTTATTTCTGGTGAACAGGTTCGCTTTTCTATAAGGATTTACACCATGAGCAAATCATTAGTTTTCAAAGGTAATGAAATTACTCCATTTGATAATGGTGATAATAAGATTTGGTTTACCAGCTCTCAGATGGCTAAGCTACTCGAATACAAAAATGAGAAGTCAGTAACCAATCTATATAACGCCAACAAAGACGAGTTTTCTGATGATATGACAATGGTCACTGAAACAATGACCAATGGAATAAACAACAACTTACGTAAGAAAAAGGTCAGGATCTTCTCTGTTAGAGGTGCACATCTAATCGGAATGTTAGCTAATACAGATGTAGCGAAATCCTTGCGTCGATGGTTACTTGATCTAGCTGAAAAAGAGTCAAAACCACAAACAGGGTTAGCAAACCTTGACATGAATGAGCTTAAAACCCTGACTATCAATGAGATGCAAAATAGATTAGTAGCAGCCGATAACTGGTCGTTCGAGAACTTTGGCAGGAAAGGTAGTGACTTAATGAATTTACGCAAGCGTCACTTAAAGAAAATACGCAAAGCGAAGAAGGCAATTAAAGAACTATCACAATTAACCTTGCCTGATATGGGCGAATTTCCAGATGGAGAAGAGCCAGCATGAACCACGAACAATTCATAGAGCAGAACGTACTAGCCGAGTTAAAAAAGCTCGGCTTTTCTTTACCTGTTTGTCGTAGAGCAAGTTACATGGCGGTAGATCATTATCGCCGAAGCTCTCAAGCAAGTAGAAAAGGGCGAATGTTTGACGACTGCTTACATATTGCCAAAGTGTGGGCGAGTAAGTTCGCTAAGGAGAAAGTATGACCAAACAAGAAAAAGCAAACTTATCCATTCTCTATCGTCAATTACAGCAATCACTTGAATACTTACACTGTGGAAGAGTTGATGATGGGAGAATAGTTGCTGAAATCGTCGAGCGCGAGTTAGGCAAGTTAGTCAACAAACAGAAAACCAAATAGGCCCTAGCGGCCTTTTTTATTTAAGGAATGGATATGGCTAAAAGACCAGATTGGGAGGCCATCGAGTCGGCTTACCGAGCTGGCGTGATGTCCATAAGGGAAATAGCCTCTCAATACGAGATAACCCATCAGGCGATAAGTAAGCGTGCCAAGAAAGAAGGATGGGAGCGAGATTTAAAGGCAAAGGTTAAGGCTAGGGCTGAAAACTTGGTTGCCAAAAGGGAGGTTGCCAGTCTGGTTGCCACCGAAAAGGCTATTTCAGAACGGCAACTTATTGAGGCTAATGCCGAGGTTATCGCTAATGTCCGCATGGAGCATAGAGGCGATATTCGAAGGGCTAGAGAATTAACCAACAACTTATTTGATGAACTATCTGCTGAATGTGCTGATGTGCCAGCCTTAAGAAAACTTGGCGAGTTAATGTTTAGTCCTGATGATAACGGACGCGATAAACTCAATGAAATTTATCATTCAATCATATCTCTCCCTGAGCGCGTTAAGTCAGCCAAAGCATTAAGTGAAACACTCAAAAACTTGGTTGGGCTTGAGCGTCAAGCATACGGCCTTGATGATGTTCAGCCGAATAAGACAGCTAGTCAGCTATCAGAACTAATGGACGACTTATCTAAGGAATAATCATGAGGCCAGAACATCTTGCATTATTAAGAGATAAGCTCTGGCGATTGAATCACCTCTACTGGATCACAAACAAAGAAGGTAAGCCAGTTCGATTTAAAATGACGCCTGAGCAACTCGAATATTTTGAAGGGATGCACACGCGAAACATTATCCTGAAAGCTCGTCAGCTTGGCTTTACTACAGAAGTCTGCATTATCCAATTAGACGCAGCGTTATTTGAGGCGGCTAAATGTGCATTGATAGCCCACACACTTAACGATGCTAAGCGACTATTCAGGGAAAAGATAAAGTATGCCTATGACAAGCTACCCGATGAAATCAAAGCGGCTAACCCAGCGAGTAATGATGCGGTTGGTGAGTTGGTGTTTAGCAAAGGCGGCTCGCTTTATATCAGCACGTCATTTCGTGGCGGTACACTCCGTTATTTGCACGTTTCTGAGTTCGGTAAGATATGTGCTAAGTATCCAGAGAAAGCCCGTGAGATTGTCACTGGCGCATTTGAGGCGGTATCAAGCGATTGTTTTACGACGATTGAAAGCACAGCGGAGGGTCGAGCAGGTTATTTCTTCGATTATTGCCAGTCTGCTGAGAAAGCGCAAATTCAGAATAAGACTCTCTCTAACCTAGACTGGAAGTTCTTTTTCTTCTCATGGTGGAAGAATCCAGAGTATGCCATTAACCCTGTTGAGCCATTACCCCAGCGGTTAGTTGATTACTTTGATGAGATAGCCAGCAAACATGGTGTTCAATTAAACGAGCGCCAGAAAGCATGGTATTACGCCAAAGAGAAAACGCTTGGCGACGATATGAAACGGGAATACCCGTCAATACCGTCTGAGGCATTCCAACAATCGGTTGAAGGCGCTTACTACGCCAAGCAGTTCCGCTTCCTGTACGAAAATAAACGCATTGGCACACTTCCTGATAACTCGCACTTACCGGTTCACACGTACTGGGATATTGGTGTGGGTGACTCAACGTCAATTTGGTTTATTCGTGAAGTGGGCGAGGAGTTCCACATTATAGACCACTACTCAAACAGTGGTGAAGGTCTACGGCACTACATGAAAGTACTGAAAGACAAAGGCTACACATATGCAAGTCACAATGGCCCTCATGATATCGATAACCGTGAGTTTGGCTCGGATGCGAAATCTCGGCGTGAATTAGCGCGTGAGGGGTACGAAATCGACGGACAAATTTACTCAATCCGATTTGAAGTAGTGCCGAAGCTTTCAGTTGATGAAGGTATCGAGGCAGTACGTGAAATTCTGCCACTTTGCGTGTTTGATGAGCATAAATGTAGTGAAGGCATTGCTCATCTAGAAGCTTATCGTAAAGAGTGGGATGACAAGCGAGGCTGTTGGAAAGATAAACCGCTTCACGATTACACGTCGCATGATGCTGACGGATTTAGGTATTTTGCGGTGAGTCGCAGAAATACCAAGCGTCCAGCATTCGAAATTAACCTAGGAACAACCTTCTGATGAGTACAACAAATGTAGATTTCACTCGACCGGAGTATAAAACGGCTGCTCCTCAGTGGGAGTTAGTGCGCTCTGTTTGTCGAGGTGGTGAGGACATAAAAAGCTATCTTCCTGAGCTTGAAGAACAAGATGGCAAACGCAAAAGGAAACGCAATAAAGACTATCAGGACCGTGCTGTGTTTTACCCAATAACAGGTAACACCCGTAACGGTATGATAGGCATGGCATTTAAAAAAGATCCCTTAGTTGCTGTTGTCGAAAAGCTTTCGTGTTTAAAAGATGATGCTGATGGTGCGGGCTCAAGTATTTATCAACTCGCTCAGTCCTCGCTTGAGTCGGTATTAGAGGTAGGGCGACACGGGCTATATGTTGATTACAATAGTGATTCTAAACTTCCGTACATATTTCAATATCGAGCTGAAGATATCATTAATTGGCGTACAGCGCGGATTAATGGGCGCACGATGTTAACGCTGGTGGTATTGCGAGAGACAATTGAAGAAGAGGACGGATTTGGATTTAAAGATGCAATTCAATACCGAGTATTAGCGATAGAAGAAGGTAAGTTTATCTGCCGCGTGTATCGCAAGCCCAGTGGAAGTAGCGTTTTTGAAATTTCTTCTGAGTATATACCTGCGCGTGCTGGTAACGGTGTGTGGAATGAAATTCCATTTACATTTATTGGTGCACAGAATAATGATCACACTATTGATGAAGCCCCACTTCTAGGATTGGCAAAAATCAACCTAGGGCATTATCGAAACTCTGCTGATTATGAAGATTCTGTTTTCTTCTGTGGGCAAATACAACCTTATCTAGGTGGGCTAGGAACAGAATGGCGTGACTATCTAGAAAAGAAAGGCGTTATGGTTGGTTCTCGCTCGCCAATTATGTTGCCAAAAGAAGGTTTCTTTGGTTACGCTCAGGCTCAACCTAACATGCTGGCAAAAGAAGCAATGGACAGTAAACGCGATTATATGGTTGCGCTCGGTGCTCAATTGGTTTCTGCTGATAGCAAAGTTAAAACGGTTATTCAGTCTGTCGGTGAACAGAACGCACAAACCTCTATCCTGAGCACCTGTTGCTCTAATGTTTCCGATGCATGCAGTAAATCGCTAATATGGTGTGCTGAATACTTAGGTTTAGATACTGCAGGCATTTCGTTTGAGATTAACAAAGACCTCGTTAATCACATTGCCGATAGTTCGATGATCCGTGAAATCGTCGCAGCATGGCAATCTGGCGCAACGCGTAAATCTGACTTAGTGAGAAGTTTGCAGAAATATGATGTTATCGACCCCGCTGATGATGTTGATGTGGTGGTGGATGAGCTTAATAATCAAGAGCCGACAATGGTAGGTGAGACATGAGATCAGTGAATGAGCGGTTAATGGATGAATTGATTGCTCACTCCCTGTTTTCTGGTCGCTATTCTACAGGGGTGGCTAGACGCATGATAAAGGCACTTAATGAGTTTGATGCTGAATTAACTGCTTCACTTATAGTGTCTTTAGATGATACCTCCATCGATGTTAATAGTTTCACTGCAAGGCGATTGGAGTCGTTGCTGTCCAGCGTTAGAAGTATTAATAAGCGAGCTGTTGATAGCGCTTTTTCGCTACTAACGGAAGAAATGAGAGCGCATGCATTATATGAGGCTGGTTATTACCCATCCCTTTTTGATTCTCTACTACCTGATGTTGTTCTACGCAAATATCCACTAATGAGCATTACAGAGGAAATGCTATTTTCCTCAGTCATGTCTCGCCCATTTCAAGGGAAATTACTTTCTGAATGGGCTGATGGGTTAGAGTCAGATCGCATGACACGCATAAATAACGCTGTTCGTAATGGTTATTTAAATGGTGATAGCGCGGTAGAAATCGGACGTAAAATCAGAGGACATGCAAACCAAGGTTATAAAGATGGCATATTGCAACTAAGCCGAGCTAATGCGACGACAATAGCTAAAACTGCCATTAGCCATTTACAAGCAACAGCGCGAGATCAGTTTGCTGGTGCCAATAAAGACATTCTTGATTGTAAACAGTGGTTATCTACCCTCGATAATAAAACATCTCACGATTGTATTATTCGTGACAGACTGAAATACACGCTGGAAGGTAAGCCTATTGGTCATAAAGTTCCTTACCTACAAGGCCCAGGAAAAATCCACTTCAATTGCCGTTCAACAGAAACATTGGTTACCAAATCATGGCGTGAATTAGGCATTGATTTAGACGAGATGGATGCAGGAACGAGAGCATCAATGGACGGGCAAGTGCCAGCGGATACTAATTTTCTTGATTGGATACAGCGACAACCTGAGTGGCGACAGCGACAGGTATTTGGAGAGACAAGGTTCAGGTTGATGAAAGAGGGCGGTATGCATCCATCCGAATTTTACACGGACAAAGGTGAGTTTATTTCTCTCGAACAGCTCAGGGAGATAGACAAGCAAGCATTTAGAGAGGCTGGATATAGCTAATCAATAAACCATTTAACAAGGTCACCTCGGTGGCCTTTTTTATTACCTAAACTCAGCTCAGGGCTGAGTTATTACAACGCGCTAGGCGCATCTAATCCCAAGGGGAATCACATGTTATTTATGAATATCGAACGCAAATATTATTCACAGGCTGATGATGGTTCGCAAGGTGGAGGTGGTGGAACACCGGAAATCACTCCAGAAATTCAAGCTATTATCGACCAGCAGGTTTCAGGGCTAAAGGCTAAAAACAGTGAGTTGCTAGGCAAGCTCAAAGAGCAAGGCGATAACCTGAAACGTTTTGAAGGCATTGACCCAGACACTGTGAAGGGCATGCTCAAACGCTTTGAGAATGACGAAGAAGCTAAACTCATTGCAGATGGCAAAATTGACGAGGTTCTCAATAAGCGTACTGAGCGTTTGCGTGGTGATTTCGACAAGAAGTTAAAAGAAGCAAGCTCTAAAGCTGAAAAGGCAGAGGCGTTTGCAAATAAATTCCGTGCTCGTGTGTTAGGCGATGAAATTCGTTCCGCAGCAGGGAAAGCGGGCGCATTAACCAGCGCTCAAGAAGATTTAATTTTACGTGCCAAAGGCATTTTTCAGATCAACGATGAAGGTCAGGCCGTAGCCGTTGATGAAGATGGCAATCCAATTATGGGTAAAGATGGTCGTACGCCATTATCACCTATTGAATGGATTGAATCCCTAAAAGAAAGTGCTCCTCACTTATTCCCCGCAGCCTCTGGTACAGATGCAGGGAAACATAAACAAGGTGGTGCGCATTTTAAACGTTCTCAAATGTCCGCTAGTGACAAGGCTGATTATATTCGCCGATACGGGCGTGACGCATATTTAAAACTTCCAAAAGAGTAAGGAAATATAAGCAATGGCTACGACGACTAATAATGATTTAGTAATTTATAACGATTTAGCACAAACTGCGTTTTTAGAACGCCGTCAAGATAATTTAGCAGTATTTAATCAGGCATCAAACGGCGCAATTGTGCTGGATAACTTGTTTATTGAGGGGGACTTCCGTAAGCGTGCCTTTTATCAGATCGGCGGTTCGATTGAGCACCGTGATGTAAACTCCACAGCATCCGTAGAGAACAAAAAAGTCGGCGCGGGCGAATCTGTTGATGTAAAAGCACCTTGGAAATATGGTCCTTATGCAACGACAGAAGAAGCATTTAAACGCCGTGGCCGTGATGTATCGGAGTTCTCTGAGTTAGTGGGTACCGATGCGGCAGATGCTTCACTAGAGGGTTATATCAAATACTCTTTAGCTGCTTTAGGTGCCGCTATTGGCAATAACAAAGAAATGGTGGTGACTGCGGATATTGCGACAGATGGCAAGAAAACACTGACCAAAGGTTTACGCAGATATGGTGATAAGTTCAACCGCGTAAATCTGTTTGTTATGCACTCAACCACCTACTTCGATATTGTTGATCAGGCCATTGACAACAAAGTGTATGAAGAAGCGGGTGTGGTTATCTACGGTGGACAGCCAGGCACATTAGGTAAGCCTGTGCTGGTAACGGATACAGCGCCAGTAGATGCCATCTTTGGTTTAGTGCCGGGTGCTGTGACTATCACTGAATCCCAAGAGCCGACTTTCCGATCTTATGAAATCAATGACAAGGAGAACTTGGAAGTTGGTTATCGTGGTGAAGGCGTGGTTAACGTTGGCGTTCTGGGCTATAGCTGGGATGAATCAAAAGGAAAAAACCCTGATTTAACACAGTTAGGCACCGCAGGTAACTGGAAGAAGCATTTCACTAGCAACAAATTAACCGCTGGCGTCATGATTAAACTGACTGCCGAAGAGGGAAAGTAACCCTGTCAGCGGATAAAACGTCCGCTATCGCTGACAGTACAGATACAGTAACGATCACTCTTAATTACACCAAGGGCAGCTCTCCAGTCGAAGGAGCTACCGTTAATTGGTCTACAACAGGTGGTAAATTAAGCGTTACTTCATCTAAGACGGGCAAAGCTGGTGGTGCGACAGTGAAATTAACTTCTGATTCACAGGGTGAATTTATTGTCACAGCCACTGTTGATGGTGTTGCACAAAATACTGATGCAATTACATTCACAGAAAAAACTTCTCCAGACGAGTAATTTAAGGGGCTTTGTGCCCCTCTTTTTTTTTGAGGTGAGCATGATTGATCCTGATAAGAACTCTCCAATATTTAATAGCTACGCAAGTGTGGATGATTTGAAGAAATACGCTGAGGATAGAAATATCACTTTGGCAGATAGTGGATTAGAGGCATTACTAATTACGGCGATGGATTATCTTGAATCGCAGAAATGGTTAGGTAAACGAACTAACCCAAATCAACCTTTATCTTTCCCTCGCTCAGGGCTATCTCGCGACGGTGTTGCCATCCCAAGCGATCAGATACCAAAGCAATTAATCCAAGCTCAATGCCGTTTAGCGATTGAATCAGTAGAAAATGACCTACAGCCCACGTTAGGCGCTGAAATCACCTCTGAGCGAATTGAGGGGGCTATTACTGTGCAATATGCCGAAGGCACTAATACTGGCGCACCAAACTTTCCTTGGTTAAAAGGTTTATTGTCTGGCTTGATTGATGTCTCAGATGGATTTGCCATTAATACATTTGCAATGAGGTAGCCATGAATATTTATCAGCGAGGACAGAGCACGGCACTACGGATGCTGAAAAAATATGGTGCTTCCTATCAAGCCAAGCGTGATGGTAAGCATTGGGTTGATGATGAGGGGCGAGAGCGATTTGAGCCAGAAACGTTATTTTCTGTTACCGGAGTAAAGACGCAATATAAACCTTACGAAATCGACGGCACGCTTATTCTCTCTACGGATATTAAAATGATACTTCCTCCAGACACTGATATTCAGAAAGGGGATAAGCTGCTTGTCGATGGCGTTTGGCTGCGTGTTCATGAACTAAACCCTGTTAAACCTGCTGATATTATTATCTGCTATCAGCCTCAGTTGAGGGCATGATATGTCAGATCAGTTCATGAAGTCGATTAATATCTTTATCGACAAATCTAACGCAAATATTGAAACAGTTGTCAAAAATACAGGATTTAAAATATTAGCGAAGCTTGTTGATATGTCGCCCGTAGGGAATCTTGAACTATGGGAAGTTAATAGGGCTGCCTCAGACTACAATAAAGCAGTTTTTGAACATAATGAGTATCTAAAACAAGATCCTAATAATTTAACACCAAAGCGACGTCAATTAAAAAAGCGTGTTCGTGTTAATGACTCTATGGATATTTATGTTCCTCCTGGTTATACAGGGGGGCGGTTTAGAGGTAATTGGCAGGTGTCATTTGATGCCCCAGCGGAAGGCGAGACGGGGCGCATAGATAAGTCAGGCAATATGACAAAGGCGTTAGGAAACGTTGTTATTGAGCAATTTAAGGTAGGAATGAAGGCTATCTATTTCACAAACAATGCGCCTTATGCTTATCGACTTGAAATGGGGCATTCGAAGCAAGCACCTAATGGTATGGTTGCCATAACCGCCGTAGAGGCAAGCAAGATGTTTAATTCGGCCGTATCGGAAACTAAATCATGAATCAGTCAACGATTAATGCTGAAATACGAAAGCTGGTGGCGAATATTGGAAAAGATTTAAACCTAAAAATCGCATGGCCGAATCTTCCTTTTAATGATATTAACGATCCCTATCTTCAACTCCATGTCATGCCAGCAGAAACGGATAACATCGGGTTATCTCTGGATATGCCTGTTTATCGTGGTGTTATCCAAATTAACGTAGTTGGGAAAGTAGGGGGTGGGGACGCTAAGATATCAACTATTGCTGATGACGTTAAAAACAGATTAGAAAATGGATTAACATTAGGGGAGGGTATCTACATTAACGGAGAGCCTAGCCAGTTCCCTCCAATTTCAGATGAAACAAATTATACCATTCCTATTCGTGCATCCTATCGATGTAATGCAATCCGATAACACCGCTTAATTGCGGTTTTTTTATACCTAAAATAGAGGTTAACAATGGCCTATAACATTCCTAATGGGTCGCGTGTTTACGTCGCAAGTAAATACGATGACGAAATTAAAATTACCGAGGCAACTAATGCCGAAGAAGCCGTACTAACAGTTGATGATGTGGGTGACATTGCTAAAGGCGATATTGTTCATGTTACATCTGGCTGGAAAAAAGCTTCGGGTGCTTTCCGTGTTGCAAGTGTCGCTGAATCTAAAATCACCTTAGAAGGTGTCGATACAAGTGATAAAAATGTGTTTCCTGCTGGTGGCGGTACAGGAACATTAAAGAAAGTATTGTCATGGGAAGTCATGCCACAGGTAATGACACTTTCTACAGAAGGTGGGGAACAGCAAACTCAAGAGGTTCAATTTCTTGAAGATGAGCAGGCAGAAACTATCGATACCTATAAAAATGGTGTTGTACAGGTTTATACCTTTGCTCACGATGCTAAGCTGCCTATCCGTAAATTGCTAACAAAATTGGACGACAGTAAGCAAGTTACTGCAATCCGATTCTTCAATAAACGCGCAGAAGAAGATCGCTATTACACAGCTTCAATTTCATTCCAGCGTGTGCCAAACACTGCTATCAACGAAGTTGAAAACGTAACAGCGCGATTCTCACTTAAATCTGAAATGCAGATTTATACCAACGCATCTTAATCAATAAATACTCACAACAGCCCCGAAACAGGGGCTTTTTAAGGACTGATAATGCCTAAATTTACACTCGTCCCAAATCCAACCTTCAAAGCTAACGTTAAAATTCCTGTTGCCGGCAAAGAAAAGCCAGAAGTAGTTACATTCACATTTAAACATCACTCAGTAAGTGAGCTTGATGGAATGCGAGAAAAACCGATTTCTGAGTTCTTTGAGCAGATTATTGCTGACTGGGCGATCGAAGAGCCATATAACAAAGAAAATTTAAACATATTGTTAGATAACTACCCTTCAGCCTCTCGTGCTATTTCATCAACGTATTACAACGAACTGATGGGTAATCGTGAAAAAAACTCTTAACGGTCGCCGAGGCGATGTATGGCGGAATGAGTTCAAAAGAATCGGCTGAGTTCGAGCGCGCTTTTGGCTTTCCGCCAGATATTGAAGATGTTGAAATCTGGCCTGATGTTTGGGATTCGTATCAAGTATTTTCAGCCATGAATACACAGTGGCGTGTAGGCATGAATGGTATCACAGGCTTGGATTACAACCCATTAAACCAAATAATGGACTTACTCAACATCAAAGATAGAGCGACCGTTTTTAGCGATATCCGCATTATGGAAGCTAAGGCGTTAGAGGTGATGCATAAGAGGTCGCAATGATGAGCTGATCAGTGGCAAACGTCGATTAGTGAGTAGGAAGAGAAAGTAGCCAATTATCAGGCTTGAGATATTTTATAGTAAAGGTAGGAATATGAACAAAATCCTAAAGCAGTATCGACATATGAAGGTGCCTTTATTTGAATCTGGATATATTATCTATTGTGGCTCTTGGGATGATTGGCGATCTCTACATGAAAAACTAGGCATTGATGGTGGGGATAGTTTTGTTAACGGTGCAAGTCATACAGTTACTAACACTCAGTGTGTACTCCATATTATTGGTGTGTTTAACGGTAAATTATCTACTCTAGTTCACGAATGCGCACATATAGCGTTCGACATTTGTCACCGCGTCGGTGTGAGCGTTGAAACAGGAGCCGCGAATGAAACATTTTGCCATCTTATTAGTAGGATGGTGGATTTCTGTGTTAAACCCAAAAAAGCCGACGTAGGCCGGCTTTAATTATTACAACAGGTTAAGGACGCTTACTGTTTGGTGTTCTTTTTTCAAGAACCCATGTGTTGCCTGATTGCGTTGTTGGTGGTAGCTTTTCGTTGTCTCTCACTGTGGCATAATTGTTTTTTAAACCGCCACGAGGTCCAACTTCTCGATAGATACCGCCATCTTTACCTGTGTTTTCACCGGGTTTTTTACCCATAATAAAAACTCCTTGTAATGCTCGTTATTGAGCAGAACAAATATTAGACGTGAATTTAATTAAGTCAAATATCCGTACAAAGTAAATGGGGCTGCTACTAACCTGATGACGTTTGGTCCTTTATTGTTTTTTGAAAGTGCTAATCCCAGCCTTGTCCGAAGATAGCCGAACGGTGGATTTGAGCCGTTTTGTAGGTAGTGGTACTGTGTTTAGATACAGTTTAAATTTCCTCTAAATAGAGATTTATCTCTTGTGATAGATAGTGATACTCCTCTCGGAGGCACAAACTTTTATTGAAGTTAACTAAATGTTGTTTTACGATAGCTCCAGTTATATTTAGCAATTTGATGTAACCATGAACTATAGTCTTCAACTAAGCGGAGGTGTCATATGACAGCAACAATGCGCAGATATCTCATAGCTATGGGTAGCGTAATGGACTTAGCTCCTGCTACAAATTACAGAAGAATGGCAGCTCAAGGGCGAGACCAAGACCGCCTAAAAAAAGATATCGAAGCCGTAGGGAAAGATATGAGCAAGGCTATTTCTCAACTTGTGAGTGAAAGTGATGAGTTCAGAGCAAGAACAAGATAAGCATCACACGATAATGTCGGAAGAGGAATTAACAGGGGCGGTCGCTAAAATAGAAAGCGCAGTTGAAGAGAATCCAGCTGTTCTCGAGAGACTGTTGGACCGCCCTAAAATAATGTCAGTTATCCAAAAACGTGAAATATTCCACGGACCTCTCCCACACCCAGATCACCTTAGGCAATACGAAGAAATTGTTCCTGGCATGGCTGAGAGAATACTTTCTTTCACAGAGGCTGAGCAACGCTTCAGGCATGAAACACAAAAAACTGCACTGAATGGCGCTATCAAAAAAGACAAAAGGGGGCAATGGATGGCTTACTCCTTGTCATTGCTTATTTTTTTGCTTGGTGGGTACCTTATGTGGAAAGGTGAGTATGGTGCAGGTGCGGGGCTAATAACTATGAATGTTATTGGACTTGCTGGCGTTTTTGTTTTTGGAAGAAAAGCAAAACAACCCACCCCTGATGATGAATAACCAAACCAACCCACTCCGGTGGGTTTTTTATTGCCTGAATATCTCAAATTATTGATATTGTTTGATTGTTCTAACTTGAAATGACCGACCTACAAAATAATTGTAGGTAACTACAAAAGTTTTGTAGTTCAAATATTGAGCGACTCCTAAAGAGTTTTACAAAAAAGTTGTAAAACTTATCTTGTGTAATTTATTGATATAGTTTGATTATAGCGAATCGCGAGAATTGATAGCCCGTCCTTGGGCGTTACTACTATTGTTATGCAATTAACGGAGTATTTAAAATATCTCCGCTTTTCTCACCTTGCATAACTTGGGTGCGTAAGCGGAAGTTTTGCAGTAACTCAATAAGAGCATTAGAGTCACGTTGTAATTTTTGAATGTATTCAACACTGACAACGTTATGACCATCAACGCTAACTACTTGTTGCTTTCCATTTTTATAAGAAACCAACCATCTTCCCTCTTTGGGTATGGTTACAGTGATTGAGTTTTGATTTGGCTCAAAAAGTATATTTTCTTCCTGTTTAGGAATGTATTCACCCTCAAGAACGAACTTGTGAATATACTCAACCGCATCAGGTATCTGATCTGCTGTTAGCTCTTCAATGCTACTAACATTAAATTTCTGGTGAACAAGAGAATAGGCTTCTGGGTACATAATGCCTTTCTTACTAACCAGTAGATTAACAGCATTCTTTAATGGGTTGCGTTCTTGAACAGTTGATTTGTGTTTTTTCTTAACTTCACCAGTAGTCCAATATTCATAAAGTACGTCGTCACACTCTTCTTGATACTTGATTACTTTATCGCGGATCTCTGGTTTGACTTTGTTAGGGCTGATAGTGTGAAGCCAGCCTGCAAGTTTACGGAGAGCTAGGCAAAGCATTGATTGCTCACCGCCTTTTGAAGGTATCACGATTTCCGTGATCCCTTTACTAAACCTTTGTTTTAGCTTTTCAAATTGAGATTGCCAAGTTAACCCCATGCCTTCAACTATTGGCTTCATTGGTACATATGGTTCGCCGTTGAAATTTACTACATACAGGTTGTTACCGTGGAAAGGTACGTTAATTGTTGATACACTAGTCATGTCGGTTACTCCGTAGTTTCTGACAAATTAGAAGCCCTAGCTACCGCAAATAGTTGGGGCTTCGCTGTTTTAGTTGACACGTTTTTCTCTTTCTTTCACATACCAAGCTATCGCTTGATTAACTATTGAGTTTTGCGAAATACCATCTTTCGCTGAGAGTTCTACCACTTTACTTTTTAACACCTCTGTTAATCTGAGTTGAAATTTGCCTGTTTTTTTATTGGTATTCATATCTTCATCCTTTTATGTGTCTATGTGACATCACAAAGATATCAATGTGAATCTATATAGTCAACGAATAATTGACTATATTGTGATATCATAATGACTTTATTGGTGGTTGTATGTCACAAAAAAATACGCGAATAAGAGATATAACGCCTTATAGCCTTAGAATGCCTGATACTCTGAAAGAAAAGTTAATGCAAAGGGCAAGTAAGAACGGGCGCTCTCTTAATGCTGAAATGGTTATGATTCTTCAGTCTGCAGTGGATGAGGATAGCACCCATAAAAACTTAAACGAGTTGTCACAGCTTGATCCTGAAAGGTTCAAAGAACTGTTCATGGAAACTATCAAGAAGATGAATGAGGGTAAAAAGTGACTAATATCACATTTTATTTTGTTGTTACTGTATAAAAAACAGGAATGTAAAATTTTTTAGTGCCTGTAATATATTTTGATATTTTCTTTGGAGCTTGCACATGAATGCGCCTGTAATTAGCTTTATTAATATGAAGGGTGGGGTGGGAAAGACCACTCTATGTATTAGTATTGGTGAGTATTTAGCAAACTATAAGGATAAAAAAGTATTAATAATAGATATTGATCCTCAGTTTAATGCAACACAATCTTTTATGGGTAAGCATGATAAAATAAGTGAGTACTTATCTTTAGTAAAACAAAGAAAGACAATCAAGAGAATATTTGAAGTAAATGCTTCTATATATGATGAAGATGCAGTATTAAAAAAAGAAGATGTTATTTACAGTGTATATCCAAATCTAGATATAATCCCTGGTGATATAAACATAATGTTTGAGCATAACACGGTAGATACAATTAGATTGATTAGGATAAGAAATTTCATTGAAGACAATAAGTTAAGAGAAATCTACGACTATATTTTTATTGATTGTCCGCCTACCATTTCGATGTATACCGAAGCGTCCATAATGGCATCTACACATTATATAATGCCAATGAGAATAGATCAGTATTCAGTATTAGGGAGTAACAATTTGCTATCAATTGTTTCTAAGCTGGCTAGAGATCAAAGACTTACAATAAAGCCGTTGGGTGTTATTTATACCGATACTGCACCAAAAAGATTGACCAAGAAGACCAGAGCAATTAAGACGGCTATAGAAACCGAAAAAGGAATCAGGGATCTATATTTCTTCAAGAATCATTTTTCAAAGGTTAGGGATTTACAGGTTGGTCAGCAATTAAATTTTGCGTCAGCGTATTCTCAGTCTAAAGAAATCATTGATAGAATATGTACGGAACTCGAGGCTAAGCTTAAAGAGGTTGATGATGAATCAGAATAAATTAATAACTAAAAAGAAATTAATGGAACTAAAAGATTCTGAATCGCTTGAGTTTATGATCGGGTTTCTATCTTTAGTAATATTTTCCAAAGAAATTTTTAAGTCGAATTTTGAATTGAGTGAATTTATTAAAGATGCATTTAAGATAGAATATAAAAGATATGTTGTATCCTCAAGAACCCTTATGTTCTCTAGGCTTGCGAAAGATATAGTTAGAAAATATTCTGATGGAAATCATTTCACAGCTAAAAATACTGTTGTCAATATCATTTATGAAAAGCTAGATCAGCTGCCAATCAACGATATCGCTTTAGAAGCGAAAAAGAAAGAAAATAAAAAGAGAAAAGGTAAAAATACTACAACAGAAAGTATCTCAAAGTGGATAAAGGGGTTTAGGGGTGAGTAACTTCCTTACTATTGACCCTTACAACGTGTTGGGAACAGTGTCCAAGTTCAAAGAAGACCTAAAAGTAATTCCTGACCAATATGTTGTTGACTCGTTAATATCAGCGGTAAAAAAGTCTATTTTTTTGAAGATAATTCACGAAAAATCTTTGAGAGGTAATAGACACTTATTAAGCGTCATCTATGATTTTTTAGGTTGTATTTCAGCAATAAAAAAAAATGAAGATAGATACTTTTATTTTAATATAAGGTCATGCATTGAAAATTCGATTAGATTCTTGTTGAACAAAGATAATGATGATGAGATCGGTGTTACAAGGATGTTCAGTGAGTTTAAAGAAAGATATAAAGGTGTAGACGGTGTTAGCGCACTTGCTAGGGTATATTCTGATGCATGTAATTACGTTCATAACAATGTCAAGGCTGATATTGATGTATCAAAAAGCTATAAATACATTGATTCATCCAAGATTTTTGAAAAGAAAAAAAGCAGAAATCTATGTAATGACCTCGTTTCAGTGCAGTCGTCACTAGATAATTTTTTGCTAATTAATAATAAAGAAGACATAAAGCATTCATTTTTATATCTAAATGAAAATATAGAATATTTAATAAATAAAAAGTTTTTAGAAAGATTGTTCTCATCAGAATTGGTATCATAATTCTATAAACATGCTTCGGCAGGTTTTTTGTTTGCTTCAATTTGCGACTACACTCAGCTAACATTAAAAAAACTAAATAAAGAACCGAGAGGACGGGATGAGACAACTATTATTAATTATTGTTATTTTAATAGCAGGATTTTTGATTTATGGCGCAATTATGTCATCTTCACCAGAAAGCAAAGAAAAATCAAAAGACCGAAATGCAATAAGTTATTGTTGGAAGGAGTATGATAAAAAATCTCTTTCTGACGAACAAAAACGATTTATTGCTAGCTCATGTGAAAAGATGGAATCTGATTTTCGCTCTCGATATGGCGTGAACCCTTAGTTAAATAAATTAATAATATTATCAATAACCACCTTCGGGTGGTTTTTTTATATCTGGAGGAAATTAAATGGCAGATATAGCAACAATATCATTAAAGGCTGATACGTCAGATCTGGAGCGTGGCACACAAAAGTTAAAGGAGTTCGGCGATACAGCAGAGAAGGTAAGCGGTTCTTCGCGAAATTTAAATGACCAGTTTAATAGAGGGGTTGATCATCAAAAGAGAGCAGCCGACGCGATAAAGAGGCAAAAGAAAGAACTTGATGACTTATTAAATTCAATAAATCCAACCAATAAAGCATTTGATGCGCTTGATAAAGCTACTCAAAAATTAATAGAAGCAAATAAAAAAGGGATATTACCAAAGGATCAGTTTGCAGACTATAACGCCATACTTGAGCAGACTAGGGATAAATTAACACGTGTTAGCATGTCTCTTACAGCTGAAGGGCAGGCGCTGTTAGCTCAAGAGGCGGCAACAAATAGAGCCAAGCGAGCTGCTGATGATTTTTTAAATTCACTGAAAAATCAAACTGAAATCATAGGAAAAACGAGGACAGAGATTTTAGAGTTAAAAGCGGCTCAACTTGGCGTGTCGCAACAAGCTGCGCCGATGATCAACAGGCTAAAAGAGCAAGAAAAAGCCTTTATGAATGGCTCAATCACCATTGGCCAATATCGAAACGCTATGCGGCAATTGCCAGCCCAAATGACAGATATTGTTACGTCATTAGCATCAGGAATGCCAGTCTGGATGGTGATGATACAACAAGGTGGACAGATAAAGGACTCATTTGGTGGTATTGGAAACTCGTTGAAGGCGCTTGCATCGATAATTACTCCAACAAAGATTGCTATTGCAACAGCAACAACTGCATCACTAGCCCTGGCTTACTCTGCTTATAAAGGATCTCAAGAATTTGCTGAGTTTAATAAGCAATTGATAATGACGGGACGTTACGCTGGCAAAACAGCCTATGAATTAAATCAATTATCTAAAACTTTAGTTGGGAACTGGATTACTCAGGGTGACATGGCCTCAGCTCTAACTAAAGTGGTGGGTAGTGGGCGTTTTCAAGGAGACCAGATTTTGTTGGTGGCAAGGGCTGCAGCACAAATGGAGCAATCCACCGGAAAATCAATAGATGAAACAATAAACCAATTTAAGAGGCTAAAGGATGATCCTGTAAATGCTATTTTAGAATTAGATAAAACATTGCATTTGTTGACTGCGTCTGAATACGAGCACATTAAGTCATTAGAAATAGCAGGAAAAACACAAGAAGCTTCTGAGTTTTCAATTAAAAAACTGTCAGAGGAAACTGATAGAAGAACTAGATCTATGAATCAAAATATAGGTTCATTAGAGAGAGCATGGAATGATGTTGCAACCGCAATAAAGAATGCAGGAAATGCTTTAAAAAATATTGGTAAACCTCTTTCCGATGCGGAGGCGTTAGCTGAGATAAACGACAGAATAAAAGAATGGGAAAATGCTGGATTTTGGCATGGAACCAAAGAACAAAGAGAAAATATGATTCGCAACTTAAAGGAGCAACAAAAGATTTTAAGTTTCGTCGTATCTTCTCATGAAGGTTATGAAAAAGCACAAAACAAATCCAAGGAGGCGGATGAAAAAAGAAAAGAATCAATTAGAGAATATAATAAATTATTAGAAGATACTGCAACTAACGCTCAAAAAAGAACAGCGGCCCTAAATAAGCTATGGGAGCAAGTTAGAAGAGACCCTGAATTTTGGACTGAAGATAAAAGGAAGTTAGCAGTACAAAATATAAATAATAAATTTAAAGATAGAACATCTAAAACCCCAACCTACCGACCAGATTATGGTACTAGAGTAGACGAATCAGCAAATCAAGCCCTACTATCCCTGCAAGCACAATTGAAGGTGCTAAAAGAGCATAAAACAGTCAGTGATGTGATTAGCTCTGAGCGTAAAAAGCTGTGGGATATGGAGGCGAAAATATCAATCCTTGAGGAGGCTCAGAAAACAAGACAGTTAACCAAGGACGAAAAGGCGTTGCTTGCTAAAAAGGACTACATTCTTGCTTCTCAAGAAGCATTGGCCATAGCTGGTGATGATGTTGAGCTTCAAAAGCAAAAAAATAGAGAGCTAGACCAACAGAACAAATGGATGGACAACCTTAATGCAAAAATAAAAGCATTGAGGGAAGGAGCAGGGCTATCTAGCCGATTGCAACAAAGAGAAAGCGCATTAAATCAAGCTGACACTCCTGAAAAAAAGGACAAATTAAAGGAATGGTACGCTGAAGAAGACGCTATTCGTGCTAACTGGGAGTTAGGCGTTAAGAAAGGTTTTGCTGAATTCCAAGATCAGGCAACAAACGTTTACGGTAACGTAGCTCAAATTAGTCAATCAGCATTTCAGGGCATGAGTAACAGTCTCTCTGATTTTGTATTGACGGGCAAAGCTAATTTTGCTGACTTCACTCGCTCATTCTTAGAAATGACCACCAAGATGTTAATGCAGATGGCTATGCTAAATGCTATGAAAGCGGCATTTGGTGGTAGTGCGGTAGGTAATTTCTTTGGATTTGCAAGTGGTGGTTATACAGGCGATGGTGGAAAACATGATCCAGCGGGTGTAGTACATAAAGGCGAGTTCGTCTTTACCAAGGAAGCAACGCAACGATTAGGTATTGCCAACCTTTATCGACTAATGGATGCAGGAAAGCGAGGTTATGCTTCAGGTGGTCATGTCGGTGGTTCAGCGCCAATGTCGGTTACACAGCCAACAGCATTTATCGCTCGCAATCCTCAAATTGCTAGTGGTGGAAACGTACAGATTAATTTAGGAGATATTAATATTGAAAATGGACAACAGCAACAGCCGTCAAGTAATCAAGCCAATGCTTCATCATTAAAGCGTGAATTCCAGCAAATGGTGGAAAGTGGGGTTAACAATTTACTTAGAAACCCAGCATCTGCATTATCAAGAACAATCAAAGGCAATTAAGAGAGGTAGTTATGAAAATCAAAGTAGAGTTCCCATTGTTATCAAACAAATTTTCAGGAGTGGAAATTACAGGGGATGTAAAAAGATATGGCATTGGGGCCATAAAAATAAGTGAAAAACCTATATTAACGTCAGAAATTACAGTAATGGAGATAGTGGGAAATAATACCCCAGATGAAGAACCAAAGTTACAATTTAAGTACACAGAGGATTATAACCCAAATGAAACATTTGCTTCATTTATGGGGAGAGCGGAAAAATATGCAAGAACCATGATAGATCGCATAAAGGCGGCACAGTAACCGCCTTTATAATATGGTACTAATTATGTAAATGTGACTGAATGATACCAAACGCCTCGATAGTTACAGGACTATCATGCGATACTCTATTTAATTCACTAATAAGTTTTTTTTTTTCAATATCAGACATATTCCTAATCATTACTTGAATTATATACTCTAAAGCAAGAGTACGTGTTTGAAGGGCCTCTATGTCTTTTGCCATTTCACTAACTAACATATTCAATTCTCCATCGAAGTAAGTCAGCCATTCCTTCGGTAAGTTTCTCTGGGCTGAATATATAAAATAACCTAATGGATATTTATTAATATCCTGATATTTGATCAGGCGGCTTTGTATCGCCTTTTTTATTGGAGTAACCAATGGAAGAGTTTAAATGGCGAACACAAATACAAGATTCGCCAAGCGGTGAGTTCAAGCATCGCATTAAAGAAGTTGAATTTGGAGATGGTTACAAACAAGTTGCTGGTGATGGTATTAATCCAGAATCTCAAACGTGGCCATTTGCTTATATGGGACTAAAAGATGAGGTGATGCCTATTTTTAAATTCATTCGGCGACACACAGCAAAATCATTTATTTGGACGCCTCCATTTGGTGAAAAAGGGCTTTATCGTGTTAAAGCTGATTCAATAACGATGCTCCCCATCTCTGATGGAGTAATGAAATTGACAGCTACGTTTGAACAGGCATTTAGCGCATGAATATCACAGCAGATGTACAAAAATTAGAGCCGGGTAATAAGGTTCAATTAATTGAGGTGGATGGTAGTGGGTTTGATGGCCCTATTCTTCGCTTCCATGCTTATAACTTACCTCACACACCGGAAGAAATAGAGAAATCTAATGGTGTTATCAAGCCAAAACCAATTTGGTGGCAAGGAAATGAATACGGAGCATGGCCTTACGAAGTTGAAGGAATGGCAAAAAATAGTGATGGTAGTCCAGCGAGACCATCTCTAAAGGTTGCCAATATAGATGGCTTAATTTCATCTCTATGTCTTCAGTTTGACGACATGGTGCAAGCCAAAGTAACTATTTATGAGACATTTGCTCACTATCTTGATGCTAAAAACTTTCCTGAGGGAAATTCAACAGCTAATCCAGACGAATGCTTTAAACAAGTTTATTACATCGATCGTAAAACTAATGAGGTGGCTGGCGAATCCGTAGAGTTCGAGCTGTCTAGCCCGTTTGATTTGCAGGGAGTAATGATACCCGTTCGACAAATTCATAACCTTTGTTATTGGTGCATGAAAGGCGATTATCGTAGTGGTAATGGGTGCTCATATTCAGGGAGTAAATATTTTGATGAGAGAGGAAACCCTGTTGATGATCCTGCGCTAGATAGTTGTGGTGGACTTATTAGTGATTGCAAAAAACGCTTTGGTGAGAATGAGCCATTAGATTTCGGAGGGTTTCCTGCTGCGGGGTTAACGAGATGATCACAAAAAAATTAAGGGAATCGATATTTCAACATGTAAAAGCTGAATATCCAAAAGAAGCTTGCGGAGTTATCTGTCAGAAAAGTCGAGTTAAAAAATACTTTCCTTGTAGCAATCTTTCAGATAGTCCAACAGAGCATTTTGAGCTTTCTCCAGAGGGTTACGCCCTTGCTGAGGACTGGGGAGAGCCAATAGCAATTGTGCACAGCCATTGTGGAGATGGTGTAACGACTCAACCTAGCGAAATAGATAAACTACAGTGTGATGCGACAGGATTACCTTGGGTGATCGCATCATGCCCAGAGGGTGATATTCGAATTATTTACCCTCGAGGTGAACGAGAATTAGAAGGACGGCCTTTTGTGTTGGGCTATGCTGATTGCTGGTCGTTAATTATGGACTACTACCACCAAAAACACGGTATTGAGTTACATAACTACAGCGTTGATCGGTATTGGTGGGAAGAAGGCGAAAACTTGTATATGGATAATTACCAAAAAGCAGGTTTTGTTGATATTGCTGGTGAGCCGAAAGAGGGTGACATGATCATCATGCAAGTGCAAGCCGATGTACCTAATCACGCTGGTGTGATTATGAATGGCATGTTACTTCACCATCTTTATGGTCAACTCAGCAGGTTGGTTCCTTACAGTGATTATTGGCGAGATAGAACCGTAAAAATTGTGCGGAGGAAAGAGTTTGTATGAGCCTAAAAACAATACGTCTATATGGTGTTCTTGGCGCAAAGTTTGGGCGTGAACACAAATTAGATATAGATTCACCTCGCGAAGCAATTAAGGCGCTCTCCGTGCTTTATGATGGGTTTGAGCCGTTTCTTGCTAATGCACACCTGAAAGGGCTGGAGTTTGCCGTATTTAAAGGTAAGCGCAACATTGCTGAAGATGAATTATATCTTGATACCACAGAAGAGATCCGCATAGCGCCAGTGATAAAAGGTAGCAAGCGTGGTGGGTTTTTCCAGACTATTTTAGGCGTAGCCATGATTGGTGCTGCCATGATGTTAGGTCCTGCAGGTTGGGCTGCATTCGGTGCGGGTGGTTTTGCTGGTGGTGCTTTAGCTATGGGCGGGGCAGCAATGGCGCTAGGTGGCGTAGTGCAAATGCTGTCACCTCAGCCGCGTGGCTTATCTGTGCGTCAAGACGCCGACAATAAACCTTCATACGCCTTTGGTGGTGTTGTAAACACAACCGCACAAGGAAATCCAGTTCCTTTACTTTATGGACTAGATAGGCGAGAAGTGGGTGGAGCGATAATCTCTGCAGGGATTTACACAGAAGATCAGCAATAACATAAACGAATTTCAGAATAGCCACTATGTGGCTTTTTTTATGGGTGAAATATGGAATTAATTCATGGTGCAAAAGGTGGTGGCGGTGGCGGACATACGCCCACGGAATCACCAGATAGCTTACTTTCTGAATCAACAGCTAAGATTTTATTGGCTATCTCAGAAGGTGAAATTGCTGGTGGCTTAGACGATACTCGTATTTTTCTTGATGATACACCGATTGGCAATGCGGACGGTACTAAGAATTTTGAGGGTGTCACTTGGGAATTTAGACCGGGTAGTGAACACCAAGAATACATTCAGGGTATCCCATCAGTAGATAGCGAAACATCGGTAGGGTTGGAATTAAAAGACGATCAGCCCTATGTGCGGAGCATTAATAACACTCAGCTATCTGCTGTGCGCATTAGACTATCTGTTCCTCAATTGTTTCAACAACACGATAACGGGGATACTACAGGCTATAGAATTGAATATGCTATTGACTTATCTACAGATGGTGCTGGATATAATGAAGTATTAAAGTCTGCTTTTGATGGTAAAACGACCAGCGAATACCAGCGAACACACCGCATTGACTTACCCAAGGCAAATACAGGTTGGCAGATCCGTGTCCGACGATTAACTAAGAATCAGAATACAGCCAGAATTGTTGATAAGGTTACTATCTCTGCTGTTACTGATGTTATCGATGCTAAATTGCGTTATCCAAATACGGCCCTATTGTTTATTACTTTCAATGCGCGTCAATTTAATAATCGCATCCCTAAAATTAGCGTTCGCCCAAAAGGTGGCTTGCTTATCAAAGTGCCCACGAATTATGACCCGATTAATCGGGCCTATTCAGGCGTATGGGATGGCACCTTTAAACTTGCAGCAACCAATAACCCGGCATGGGTATTTTATGATTTAGTACTCAATAATCGCTACGGCTGTGGTGACCGGATCCAGTCTTCTCAGGTTGAAAAGTGGGACCTGTATAAGATTGCGCAATATTGTGATGAATTGGTACCCGATGGGCATGGTGGTGATGGTAAGGAGCCTCGATTCCTGTGTGATGTTTATATTCAATCGCAAGAATCGGCATACCAAGTACTGAGAGATATAGCGGCTATTTTTCGTGGTATGACATTTTGGGCTGATAACAAGGTTAATGTTGTCGCTGATATGCCAGATAGTATTTTTAGAACGTTTACTAATGCCAATATTGTTGGAGGTAAGCCTACCTATTCAGGAGGTAGTCAGCAAAATCGATATACACAAGCATTAGTTTCCTACACAGACACCAATAACCACAGTAATGATGCGATTGAGGCTGTGGCCGATATTAAACTACAGCGTCGTTACGGAGTACGCAAAACTGAAATATCAGCGATAGGTTGCACTCGACAGACGGAGGCTAACCGTAGAGGTCGCTGGGCGTTACTCACCAATGCTAACGACAGAGTTATTAGTTTTGCGACAGGATTAGAGGGGGCAATACCTTCTCCTGGTCATATCATTGCTGTTGCCGATTCTACATTGGCTGGAAGAGATAATGGTGGACGTATATCGCGTGTAGAAGGCAGAAAAATAACACTTGATCGCAGAGCCAATATTAAAGCTGGTGATAGGTTGATTGTTAATCTGCCAAACGGGCGCTCAGAGGGAAGAACCGTATCACTGGTTGCTGATAATATCATTACAATTTCAACGGAGTACTCACAGGAACCAGAGAAAAACGCAGTTTGGACAGTTGATGCTGATGATTTAACATTACAACTTTATCGGGTCGTTAATATTACTGATAATGGCGATAATACATACACTATTACTGGCGCAATCCATAACCCAAGCAATTACGATCACATTGACTCTGGCGCAAGAATAGGTGAGCGTCCAATCACCATTGTTCCACCGAGTGTGCAAGCACCACCTAAAAACATTCGTATATCATCCTATTCTCAGGTTAATCAAGGTATTTCATTTATTACTCTGCGTGTTGATTGGGATGCAGTTGATAATGCCATTACCTATGAGGCTCAATGGCGGAGAGATAATAATAACTGGGTATCAATGCCAAGAACATCGACATGTGGGTTTGAAGTTGATGGCATTTATGCTGGTCGTTATCAGGTGAGAGTTCGTGCGATAAATGCGTCTGAAATATCCAGTGTATGGACTAATGCGCCAGAAACAACACTGACAGGAAAAGTAGGGAGCCCGCCTAAACCTGTAAACTTTAGAGCTTCACCGCTCGTATTTGGCATTAAGTTAGGCTGGGAATTTGGTGAAAACACCAGTGATACGTTAAAAACGGAAATTCAGTACAGCAAAACCAATAATGGTGAAGGTCTGATGCTGTTATCTGATGTTCCTTATCCCTCAAAAACCTATGAAATGGCAGGGTTATCAGCAGGTTTAACGTTTTATTTTAGAGCAAGACTGGTAGATAAAATAGGTAATCATTCCGAATGGACTGAGTTTATTCTGGGAGAATCTGAGTTTGATGCTAGTATTATTCTTGATGAATTAGCGGGGCAAATCAGCCGAGACCAACTCGCACAAGACTTATTGGGTGAAATTAACAGTAAAGCTAACCAAATCGATATTACTGAATTACATGAGTTGATGAGGATAAATCATGACAAGATTTTATCTGAGTTGATGAGGCATGGAGCAACGATTGAAGAAAGTGAAAAAAAATGGGAGGAGGCAGGAAAATTACTGGCTGAGCGGATAAATCAAGTTTCAACGGCAACAGAAGCACAGGCAGCCGCAATTAAACAAGAGCAACAAGCACGTATTGAGACTGATAAAACCGAAGCACAACAACGCCAATTCTTAGCCACTCAACTTCGTGGTGATTATACCGGTAATGATTTATCGAAAGTCACCGCAGGACTCATTTCCGCAGAGAAACAAGCACGTGTTACAGGCGACCAAGCAGAAGCGAAAGCCCGACAATCACTGGAAACACGGATGAATGGGAATGTTTCCGCGATTAATAAATCATTAGAAACCCTCACCTCGAAACAGCAAGCACAAACGCAAGAGATTTCAACGCTCAATTCAAATCTTAAGGGGAAAGCTGATAGCAGTGTGGTGAATGCGTTAAATACGCGAGTATCTAATATTGATGGCAAAGTGACGTCTGCAACCTCTCAGGTACAAACGTTATCCAGCAAATTAGATACAGTGAAAGCCGATTTAACGGAGTCTGTGGTGGTGGATTTAGATTTATCTAAACTCAATGAAAACACCTATTATCCGATTATTTTGCCATTAGTAACTTCTCGACGTTATGCCTTTAAGGTTTTTAGGACATTAGGGCAATATAGAGACAATAAACCGAGCTATGCGACTCACAATACCAAAGGTTTTGCCATGATTGTGGAATGGCAAGTGAGTGGTTCTGGATGGGGAACCCAGTCTGAAAACCGCATCATTGATAATTTTGATTGGCGATGGACAAATCAATCCCCTGTGATGGGGCCAGCTCAATTAACGAATGGTTCTGTGGAATATATCTATTTGCGAGGAGGGGCTAAATATCAGCTCACTAAGCATAAAAGTGTTAACCATCAAATTATCACCCGCACTTATACCAATAACAAACAATCGGTGGCACCAAAAGGATTTGTGGCGAATGAAGTACCTAAGTCCAGCGAACAGAAAGCCAATGCAACGGCGAATGCGGTAAACCAACTTGAAACTAAGGTGACTGAGGTCTCAGGTAAAGTGACCTCTACCGCCCAGCAAGTCACTCGCCTTGAAAGCCAAGTGGGTACAAGTTCAGCCAAAATCGAACAAACGTCGAAAGTGGTCACCGACATAAATGGCAAAATTTCCGCATCATGGACAATGAAAGTTCAGCAAGATAGCAAAGGGAATAAAGTCATTACGGGCATTGGCTTAGGGTTTAATGCACAAGGAAATAGCCAATTTCTGGTCAATGCCCAAAACTTTGCAGTGATATCGTCATTAAATGGCAAAGTGGTGACACCGTTTATCGTGAAGAATGGACAGGTGGTTGTTAATGAAGCTTTTATTGGTGATGCAACTATTACCAGTGCAAAAATAGCTAATGTATTGCAATCAACCAATTTCAGCCATGCAAACAAGGTGGGCTATCAACTTAATATGCGCACTGGTGAAGAAATTAAATATGGGAATAACGCTCAGGGGTACTGGATTGAAACAAACATATTAAAACGTTTGTTTGATAAAAAAGGCACAATGCGTATCAGAATGGGGATATGGTAATGGGCATGGGTTTAGAAATATATGATGAGAAAGGGCGACTCATTATTGGAGAAGACACTATTATACCGCGCCACTTGGGGCAATTTGACCTTCCTTTGTCCCAATATGGATCTCTTACTATTCCTGAGATTTCCTTAGGAGGTGAGGTTGTTTGCCATTTCTGGCTACGGTATCGCTCTCGATGGAGTGGTGAATTTCATGTAGATAAGCCTAATGAGAGAACAGAGTACTCCATATCTGGGAACACGTTAAATTACCGCGTTGATTACAATATCTATCGCTGGGAGAACAATGGCTCTGGTGGTGGGCAGACACAAGCGAATGACTCATTCTCAAGTCATGTTGTCGTATGGGTGGTGTGAAATGGTTGGTGTAGAAATTTACACAAATAATAGGCTGATACAATTAACCGATAAACTCGAAACAATATGTGTTTTGAGAAAAGCAACTCCTGATGAACTAACGTCATCATCAGGCCCTCATGATAGCTATCCGAGAATCTATGCGTTAAATAGCCAATGGATGGTTGCTCCGATTTCCAAGGTAAGCATACCTCAACACGGAGTTGGTCTTGAAGTTTATGATGAGCAAGGGAAAATGAAATTTTCATCTCTTGCTAAGTTGGTCTGCTTTGAGAAATATTATGATGTCAATACGGGGAGCGCTGGCAAAGGCTCATTAAGAATCGCAGGCAAAAGTGGTCATCGGTATGGCATGATTAAGACTCGCTCTATGGGGTATTTTCATAATACAAACATACGAAGCTACATAGACCCTGACACGTGGGATGAAGTTTGGACATTCAAAAGATATAGCGAGCGTTATGTCTTGGTTGATGATGTGGGAGGGTTAACATTTGAGTATCGATACGAGTTCTTAGGAGAAGAGGATGGCTGGATAAGTATGCCTCCGAGTCGAGAAGGTTCTGGATTAATGGAACAAGGGCTTATGATAGACGTTTCAATGTTAGAAGATTAAATACCGCACTAATGTGGTTTTTTTGTATCTAAATTTTAGGAAATAAATCATGATATACACAACAGGCACTGTTAGCACAGTGTCAGGGTCTGCTATTGTCTCTGGCACAGGTACCATTATTTTAATTAAAAATGGTAATGCTAATTTTATTTATATGGTGGACAGGGTTAATAGCGATACAGAATTAGTCATTTCACAACCGGCTACATTTACCGTAAAAAACACTAGTTACAGCATTAATCTCACTGAGCCGAACTCATACAGCGACGCTAATAATCGTATGACCGCTATTGCATCAGATATTACGTAGTTCTTAAACGAGCAACGAGTTACGCTCGATGGTGTTAAAAAAGTGCTGGGGGATATTAGTAAAAAGTTAGATAAAAGTAGTGTGGACCTTTCAGGGATTTCGAAGTGCGATTACACGTAATACACAAATGGCTTATTGTGTGTTTCGACAAAAAATCCACCTTAAAGGCGGGCGCTATTGGTCTTTGCCGACAATATTATCGCATTTAGATAAGTGTGTTGTGTTTTATCATACCACCAACTCTCAAGCGGAAGTGAGCTATTTAGCGCATAAAAAGCAATTATACAGCTCAGCCCAAACAGACATTTATGTGTGTGTATTCGTTTCAGGAATGGTTTTGACCCCGAAGAAACGTTGGGGGGTTATCACTGTACAGTGAAGATGGAGCACGGGTCTTTAATACGGACTATCTGCCTTTTACCCGAGGACAATCAATGGCATTGTTATTACGGAAGGGGAGTGTAGAGACTCCATATAGCTTGCCTTTAGTCTGTGCAACCAGTCAGTTTGTGAATGCGTCTTATCAGGATGACCACATTGATTGGGCCAAGCGCAATACGGGGATATGGGGATTCGTTTTCGGGGAAAACAGATTTTTGTGAGTGAATGGATACGTGATGTTCATCGGCAACATCATGTAGAGCAACGTATTCCCTTTTATATCCTTAATGGTTCACATTATTTTTAATAAAATAAATACCTGTCTATATTTATGTAGGATACATGTCGTTTTTCTTTATTGGCATAATGATTTCTGCTGATAATGATTGTTTTGCTTTAATTATCTCTTTTTCATTTGAAAAATTATAATTAGGCAATAGTTCTTTAGGTTTGACACCTAAAATAAACGCGATAGAGAATAAATGTTCTACTGTTATTTTGGTATATCCATTCTCTATACGTGAATAGTGCTGTTGACTTATTTCCAATGAATGGGCTATTTCCCTCCCTGTCATCCCTAATTCTTTTCTTTTTTGCTTTATTCTATAAGCAATAATGGAATTAATTGTACTCAT